TTCGCGCCCACATTGTACCCATAGTATTTGATGATATAGTTCCACAATTCACCAAACGAGAAGCTGAAGATTGGGGTTGGAAGATTATTCAATTCAATCCTGAAAATGGATTCATTCGTGCCCAATTTAATAACGAGGAAATCCAATGCCTCCGCGTAAAGGAATGAAGTATCTGAAAACCAACTGCCGGGGATGCATGGGACTCGTAAATGGTTTGTGCATTTTTCATATTCCCATCGAACATTTGATCGATGTCACGACAGGAAATACCACAATCAAACCATTGAGACCCTGCCTTAAACCCCGAACTAGAAAAAAGCTGGAGAAAGCCCTAGCAGCCCACGTAAGCGATAAAACCGAAAACCTACCCTATCGTACCCCCGTAGGTAGATAGGCCACTACACAGGCTGTCTGTGGCCAGAATATTGTTGGAAACGAGGAGAATCGGCCGCAACAAGGAATAAAGGGAAAAAAGCGCCCGTGGCTCTTAGTTGGCACACACTTTTGGAAAGGCGGCCACGGGCGCTTGAAAAACTATCCATATGTGTACAGCTTACATCGTTTAGGCATTGACTTCTCGTTTGAAAAAGACCAAGACCACGCCTTATGTCGTTTGTAAATTTCCTTCATACTTCCATACCACATTCTGTCCATATGGCACTGTCGAAATTTAGCACCGCTATACAATCCATTTGTATAAACCGGCGGAATGCAATCTGAACTGAGATGACTCCCATTCGCAAAGCATATGTCTGTCAACATGAGCCTAATCGATAATCTCAGTGTAACAAGATCAAATGTAAACCTATGATCCCCGTGACCATACTCTCCCATTGGATTATGTGTGAAAACACATTCAGGTTTCCATGTATGAATAAACTTGTCAATCTGAATTTGAAATTGGTTTATCACCATCGGCAATGTAAAATCCTTCGGGTTTGGACTGCGAGGCGACACCCTAGAGAAGTTTGTATCTAACCGATGAAAGGGAACAATTTCAATCTTGTTTTGTTTGCTTACTTCTTTCAACGCATCTATGGGTCCAGATCCATATTTTTCGTGATTGTCAGCAAGCGTGATCAACGCTACTTCATGCTCATCCCCTTGTAAGATGGGCCACCCAAAAAGGACTTCATCATCCGGGTGTGCCATAATCATTAAGATTCGCATCAGTCAACGCCCCCTATTATGTGTGTGGACTATTCCAATCCGTCATTTCTTAGGTAGTACTTAATTTGTGATATGACATCGGCCCAACTGTTACGAAAGACTACAACGTGAATGCCCAGAGCTTCAATCTTCTTAGCAATTTCACGCCGGAAAGTACCTATCGCATTTTCCTGACCCGTCATAAAATCATCCACATAAACATAGGGTTTCATTGCAGTCAAAATCGCAATCTTTGCAGCCATGTTTGGAACGACGGTCACACTCTCAGGATTAGGCACTTTCAAATTCTTCAACTGACGAATAGTCAACACACCATCCAAGTCATATCCCCGTGCTGTCAAATATCGTATTTCATTCACAGCAGACAAACCCCAGAGAGTTTCGAGACATTCTATAGGATTCCCAGTAAAATTATCCATTTCCAACTCAGGCCAAGTCCAAGCCTTTCTGTGTATCTTACCTCCAGGCCATCGGGGAACCGTATTGCATCTAATCCTACGCCAATGATCAACGATTGTACTATCAACATCAAAGACAAATAGCTTCTTAGTCTCCATGCAAACTTCTCCGCAATGATGCATATGCCCGGTCGAACATGGCGTTTTTGTTTAGCCAGTAATTCGTGTAAAACGGAATCTCCTTTTGCAATCTGAACTTTTCACGTTTCAAAAATTCAACAAGGGCTGGGGGGCGACTTGGATTATAAAACGGAGGATTCCAATTCGCACGATTGAAATATCCCGTAGAAAATCCAGGTTGGACTTCAAGGAAATATGGATTGTTATTCTGGTCGAGAATTACATCAACTCCCTGAAAATTCAATCCTAATACACGCACAGACTTAACCAGCATATCCTCATGCTGATGACAAAAATCAGAACAGACTTTTTGACATGTTATAAAAGTCTCTTCCATTTGTGATTCAAAACGATTGGTGATAGCAATCCAATCAGAAGGCGATCCCAATCGAGCATACCCTGTAACGACCTTGTCTGCAGCTACAATGATCCGAAAGGACATAATCACATTTTCGGGTCGCACTGTAGATATGAATTTCACAGCTAGAAGCCTTCGTAACGCCCCACCCTTTTTCAAATCGCCACGAGTCTTTGACATATAAGAATCAAGGTCTTTCAACGCTTGTTTCGCTTCACCCTCGTCATTCACCAGATATGAATGATAGCCGGTATTAGCGTTGTTAACTCGCACCAACATAGGGAAGTCAAAACTTTCCTTTTTCTTCTCCCAAAAGTCTTTTGAATTTGAAAATTCAAACCAATCTGGAACTGGAATGGAATTATCCCTCCAGACTTTGAATGCCTCCTCCTTTGCGTGTGACGCCATCCATCCGCGCGGATCGTTGATATGCTTAATACCTGATGGAAGACGCCTAATTATATCCACACAACGTTTCCATAGATTTTCATCTGTATATTCTGTATGGAGCTTCCAAACTATCGTATCCGCTTTTGAATGCAAAATCTCGTCCACTGTAATGAAATCTGGCATGTCCTCCAAAACTATTGGCCCCATATATGTTTCACACATTTCCTTTTCATATGCACGCCAACTAACTCCATGGCCTTTTATGGAGACCACTGAATGTGATTCACTCATTTGTTCAACCTTTCCGTTTCTAACATTTCTCGAATAGCCACAACAACAGCTTCAAAACTTTGGTCATCACCCGCATACAAAAATAGCTGATATCCTTTCAATGATCGATACAGACTAAAACGTTGAGCCAGTGCATTTGTAAAATCGTTTACAACTAACGTAAGCACTGGACCTTCTCCGATTATATAATCGGATGGAATTAAGCTTTCCAACAAAGCGCGCCGCTCATCCATCTTAATCCTAAATTTGCCAATATCAAACTTATCTACCGTTTCAAGCAAATCCCAATACAACGGAATAGCAGGTGTGGCTGGTGTCTCAGATTTCTCCCTGAATCTGAGATATCGACGAAGACTCAAAACACTATCAGTTTCAAGTTTGAAAAACTTATCTACAGACAACCGTTTGCGTATACCTATAATGCTGATGACAGGGTAAGCCCCCAATTGCTTACTGCCGACAGTGGTAAAAATATCAACATCCTCTGGTACAGGATAGTATGGAAAAGCACTTACCATATCGGCAAAAAGAATTGATTGGAATGGTTTTAGGTGTGTTGGATTAACTTGTGAACAACTTGTCTCATACAAACAAAAAGCCATGCACAATATTGGTGGGTCTACTGCGTGAAGCTTTTCAAGTCTATCTAACCTGCCCCCAAATTCGTCTTTGGCGTAGAGACATGTTGTGCCTACATTCAAACTGGAAAGGACGATCTCATTAGCCATCGTACCGCTACCAGTAACGAATATGAGATTGAAATCATCCAATCGAGGAAACGTAGTTTTCATTTGGGCTTCTAACAACTGAAGCAGTTCATGAAACGTATCGTCCCTATGATGATGCACAGGTTTTGCAATCATCGATTTCGCGTTCGGGCCGAACATCTTCCAATCCTTCCATAAACAAATTTCTTTCCCAGATATTTAAGTACTGCAATACGGTGCATTCCATCCCATGGGTCTTCCGCATTTCTAGGCATCAACCTAATAGGAGTTTCCTGTCCATGTTCGTTTGCAGTCTTAACCAAATTGATGTAAGACAGAACACGTTCTCTTGCTATTTTTGGGCCCCAAGCTGTAGACCCACAATGTCCATCTCGTTGCCATCTATAACATGCAGAATCCGCCAAATTTGATTCATCTGTTCGATTGGATAGCACATCCTTTATGAACTCAGGAAAAATCTTCTGGTAAAATACAGCATTGTAAGGATTTAGGGCTATCTGCTTTTCCCAACAATCCTGTATAGGAAGCCGTTTTAATGAACGACTGCGAAACAATAAAACGGTTAAATCTTTCACACGACCTTTCGCATTCTGCCCCAACAACTTTGCAGGTGTAGAAATACGATGTGTGAAAATCCAATCAGACAAAGGTTTCATTAAATGCTGTAGATATGCAGACTTCGGATCGATTACACCTCCTGCATTTTCATCCAGCAGCACAACCAAATACAAACTCTTAGAAGATAATACCCGCAAATATTCAACTAACGCATTTACGCGCATATGGTAATGAACACAAGACAGCATCGTGATATCTACAATAGGGAACGTATGCATATCAAGTGGCTTCGCATCTGGATGGGCTATGTTAGGTTCCAACGGACCTATGCCTCGATTGTATACCTCCAAAGGCATCTTATCATAATAATCACGTGTAACAAGTAATTGATCGAAAGCTCCCAGCCCCGCATCCACCCCAATCAGTCTATCAAATTTATACTTTTGCCACGCGCGTAAAAGAAACAAACCGGCACTACAACCTACTTCACACAAGGAACTTTGTTCAGATTGTATCCCCAACTTATTTATATGTTCTAACATCGGTTTTATGTAATGGGTCCACCGGCCATCCCCATATGATCTGTCATTCGTTTTGCCATCCCCAAAATGTGTATTGGGGGACGAAATATTGCCATAAGGAACAGACTGATACCAACGTCGCTTTTTCCCAGCTTGATCAATACGCGTTTTCAATTCAGTATCACTCAGCATAATCAATCTCCACATTTTTGATGACGACAGCAACAGGAAAAGACCTTATGCCAAGATCCACAAGCTGTATATCATTGATGTCGTCTCGTTTTTTTAGAAACGCATCTATGTCCGCATATCGAATCATTTGAGGATGATCTATGTTCCCCTGCGTTTTGCGTCTTTCGATTTCATTCTCATCGTCCCCACGACAATCAAACGCCAGGAAGCACAATTTGCTCACACGCATACATTCGGAAAGAGTATCAAAGATGTTCCATCCATGATCCAAACAATTATAGCTGACAAGAACATCAATTGAATTATCATCCAATGGAATCTTTTCAGCTGCCGATTCTACGTATGTTGCATCTTCGGGCCATTCGCAAAAATCCAAATCAACTAATTCACGTTGAATATAATCGATGAACACCTTTTTCTTAGCGGGCAAATTGCAAACTTGTAGCACACCCCCAAACGGCCCGGCCCCTACCTCACCCACAATCTTCGTTTCATCTATGTAAAATGGAATGTCAAATTGGTTCAGAAATTGTTCATAATAAGGCTTCCTGCACACATCCTCCTTGTCCCTATTCTTTATCCACCACGCTATGTTTCTTGCTATGAATTCTCCCCTAGACTCCAAACCGCCCCTGTGATTTTCCACATCACTCACATGAGTAATCCAATGTAAATTTCGGCTATCTGTACTCATTCAAATACTCCTTTCTGAAAATGCATTCCGAACTCCACACTGGCCCCAATGCAACATCATGCATTCGATGGGGGTTTTTTTGCCTTGTATTTGTTTCGTATAATCCCGCATATACTTGGCACCGCTTGCCCCCACACACCATTGCTCAGGAAGATAAACAGGAGTGATACCAGTCTTCCATGAAGCACGCCAAAAGGCAAGCGTGCCCCTCATGCAATTCTGTAGTTCTGCTAAATAAGCAGATAGAAGAATGTGTGCCCTTTCATCCTTCCTATATACAAATAAGGGACTGACGTTACATGCAGGGGCATGTGGTGGGCCACTGTACTCGTTGTAAGGAATAAAATCCTCTGGCTTTGTATCTGCACCCCTGGCATTGTACTTCACGTATATTCTCGGATTTGTAGGCACACAAACCCCGAAACGTTCAGCCAATAAAAAGCCATCGGTAAATTCGGAATGTACAATACGCATATCGTCATTGATAACACAATAGGAATCTGCATAAGGTTCTAATGCAAAACGCGCTGATAGAACATTACAGTTGCGCACACCCCAACGTGGGCTTTCCAACCATTGAAGTTCATTATGAGGAACGATCAATTGTGTGATTTCTTTGGGTAAATTTCTCTGGTGATCTGTTACCACATAAACGGGAATATTGGGGCTGACTTGTTTCAGATTCTCTAACAACCCATGAACGTTTTTCTCCCTTCCAGGTCCCAAACTGACGATTAGAATTGCGCGTTTTATTTCCATCCTAGTCTTTCTTTCTTATCATGCCGAATCATCACATTCGGAAACAAATTCGTTTCGTAAATCATCTTTTTCAACTTAGATTTCAAATGAATAACTGCCGCTGTATCTGTATCCCCAATTGCAGCACGAACAAGATTGAAAGCCTCATCCCCCATTGTATCTGTAGCAGGGCAGTAGTTATATCGTGGGCCAGCGTCAACAATTGACAACCCACGTAATTTCTTCAAAGCGTCTCTTTCCAACCAAGTCGCAACCAAGAAATCCTGGCCGACACTCCAGTCCAATCCAAATCGAAAATGATTGTATTTCTTCCTAACTGCTATATATGCATCCCAAGTATTTTCAAATATTTCATCCACGTGCCAAGCCACCCATTTTCTAACACATGAATTCACACGCAAGTAGAAGATCCCACCATTGATTGGAAACAGATGTTTGTATCCCCTTGTTGTAATCCCTATATCCATACCCCTGTTATCTTCAAATGGTTTGAAAGGATCTGCCTGAAAATACACATCTACATCAGACACAAGAATTTTGTCGTTGTACGAAAAATATTGCTGAAAACAGTGGAGCAACATTTCAATCTTGCATGTTGCGCGACGTTTAAGCATTTGCTTTGGATCGACCATCTGCCACCAGACATTGTAATTATCAGATAGAAACGATTTCACAATGTCTGGAACTCCATCGGTAACAATAATGATCTGGACATCAGATGTAACTTCACGCAAACTGTGAATACACGTTTCCAGCATGTTGTTGTCTCTTTGATGGTACGTGAAGTACGCAAATTTCATTACAATCTCCTTGCTTTGCTACCTTGAACATTTACGATACGCCGAAATCGACGGGATGCTTGATAGTGTACGATAACTCCATTGTGGACGTTTCGCATTAGATCAAATATCTTACAGTACTGGGCTGGAAGGCATCCAAATTTGAGATCATACTTTTTGGAGTTTATCAGTTCTTGTAGCAAATCTGGATTGCGTTTTCTCCACTTTTTCTCCATGCACAATTCTGCCCAATCGACAACAAACTTTTGCACAATAGGAGTATTGCGAAAAAAGATAGTTCCACCTAAAAGTTCATTACGGTGCCAGGGAAAATCATGTACATGAGCTGCAATGTCTGCAATGAATTTCGGGTCTTCAAAGAGAATCGGATATCGTTCAAAAACCGCGTCGGCATCAACCCGCAAAATATCCCTATCAGGAAAACGATACAAAGCATCTTGAATAACTCTGCTACAAAAGTTGCTATTCTTTCTCCAAGTTCCTAGAGATTTGATGGGAGTTAGATCCAACTCCAATTTCCATTTCCGACACGATTCAACAAGGTTCTTCACCTCCTCTTCATACGGTGTATCTACCGTATAATGTGACACAATCAAAGGCATTGTCATTCTAGTCAATCTCCTTTCTATATTCGATATATTCGTTTAGCTTACTTGTAGGAGAATGACTGATCACTTCCAATCCTGCTTCTTTTATCTTTTCCAATGCCGTCACAAAATGCCCAAAATATTCTGTAAGATGTGTAACACCACTACGATATTGAGCATGAAAATTACTTCCACCGTTATGATGTAAATCCATTCCCAATAGATGAATCCTTTTCGCCCCTAATATTATTGCTAACTGCATTCCACAAAATCCGCTATTTTGACCTGTGCAAAATCCATTCCCATTAACATAAATCTGTCCGTCAAATCGAGTGGGTTTGATATGCCAATCATATTGTTTCAAAAAAGGTTCTACTCTATGAAAGAATTTGTGATCTTCCCGCATCACAAGAACCTTGCAACATGCACATCCCCAAAAATTGTTAACTGCCGCGCATCGAGCATATACACTATCGGCAGTTAAAAAATATGAAGGTTTTGGAACAAACTTAATGGCTCCATTGATTGCAATCGTTGATTTTGAACGTATTTGCTCCCAATCAAAATCTTTCAGAGAAGGCCCACATCCTATGACATACACATCGTCAGAAATGTTATAATTTCGATCATCCATATCAGTATTCCGTCTTATGCTGTCACGTCAACCTTAACTTCCAAAAGAGCTACAATTCTACATCGAGCATCCGTATCGAATCTGATAGCCTTCCAAGCGGCCCCAACGGTCAAGTAGCTTGAAATATCAATATCTAATTGATCTCCACTATACGAACCGATTTGTGCCCCAAATCCAGAACCATCGTCAATATGAAAATCAACGTTTACAGAATTGCTCTCTTCAAAGATATTATAATTCAAATCGTGATTATGCATAGGTGTTGTATGAGAATGGGTTGGAACCGTAACGCTGTGTGTATGTGTTGCTGTGATATTGTGGGTGTGGCCATTAACGCTATGTATATGATTATTAAGTCCATGCATATGAGTAGTAATAGCATGCTGATGACTTCCAGTTCCATCTGCATATTGTGTATATGGTGTTCCGCCCGATGCAGTACTACCCGAAGCTCCACCTGTTTGTGTTCCGCTATCTGTTGATGTATTTAGAGAATTCCCAGAACCTGTTGTACCACTACCTCCTGCAACTATACTGGTAGTCATTCCAGCATCATTAGCGGCTCCTGTAGCGTATGCTCGATAATCCTTTATCTTGAACGAAAGCTTAGCCGAAATAAGAGCAGTAGTTTCACTAGGTAACTTAAAATCGAATGTATATGGGTGATTAGCATCTAAAGAATCCTCACCAGTCCAAGCCATTGTTTGTCGCAGCTCAGCATAAGACTCTGCTCTTATAGTTCCAGCCAAGACTAAGCCAGCATGTAGCAATTGCATTGGAGTTGAACATACATGGACTTCGTTGTCCTTCAAGATAGCTACAACCCAATTGCCAGAAGCAATTGCAGTATTAAGATCATCTGTTGACAAAAATCGATCTGTAAAATCTGGGTCCCAATAGATGTATTCTTTTGTAGATAAATCAGCAGTTATCTCATACGTTACGCCTCGATATCGGAAAGTAATAGGCTCCCCCACAGTTCGAGCATCCCAAGATACGGTTGTTCCCCCTGAATCTGACGTCCATTCACAATTGCTTATCCAAGGAATATCAATATTTGGTTGTGGTGGCAACTGTTTGTTAATCAAATCAGAAATGTTACGCCACGTAACAGGAACATCTTCCAAACCAGAACGTTTCGACGGTGCAGGCCAAATATAATCAGGATTTGGATTGTCTGGATCAAAAGAGTCTTCATCTGTAAACAAAGCAGATGTGTAGGTTTCCACTGTAATTTCATAATAGTTATCTACCGACTGTGCGATTTTGATTATTCGCCTCGTTTTTACGGCACTATCTGTTTTCGATGCAGCAGCTACATCGTCTTTCTGGGGGATAGGATCTAAGGGTTCTTCAAAAGTTACAGAACACCCGACCTTGCTTGCTACTGTATACGACTTAACCTGAACATCGTTGACACCTGATGAACTATCAAATGCACGGATGTAAAATAAATCACCCACAGCCACATCAACTACCCTATCAAATGTAGCTGTGTACACATTTGATTCTACAGACACGACACGATAGTTTTCGCCCCAATTAGGAGTCTTTGCTTGCAAACAAATAACATCACCCAAATGATGACGAATAGCGTCCTTATGCATTTTGAATTTGTTGATATTTCTGATCAATCGATTTCGATCTAGTGCAAATTTGGCTATTCGTACAGTGCCACTCCATCGAGTTTCACCGGAGCCTTCGATTTCGATAGAACGCGTGTACACACCACTGTCTTCATCGCTGTATGGATATGACGTGCGTTCATATCCAATATCCTCATCACGATAAAACACGTTGATTGTACCCGCCATTTCGCTTTGACCTATCCATACATTCTCCCAACTGCGAGATATGATGTTGTCCCACGTAACTAAATCTGAATCAGCATCTGCGACTTCAGCATCTAGCCATCCACTTAATTTAGTCCCCTCCCAAAACAACTTAGCTCTGCCTACTTGAGCCAATTTGTATGCTAATGAAAACAGATTCTGTTTTGTGTCTACATTAAAATTGCAAACAGATCTTTCTTCTGTGCCACCCTTCCCGTCAGGCACAAGAGTAGCGCACCAAACAGCCCATTCGTAAAAGAAAGCAGTATCAATATTCGCAATAGGAATTCCTTCGTATCGCTCTATAACGTATGGATCGCCACTTTCCCCTGTACCACTAATGACAGGTTGTGTTACTATATCCAAAACAACCCATGCTCGATTGTTACTGTATTTAAGAGACCAAGACATACCATCATAGACATTAACGATTCTGCCCTGCCGGACACCTTTTACATCCAACGACGTATTCAAAGATCCTGTAGCTAATGCCGTTACGCCCATTAAGATTCTACCAGGTCGCGTAAAAGCTACGTCTATCACCTCACGTATAGATTTGAGGTATGATTTTGTAGTGCGACGTTCATCGTCAGCAGATGTTGAGCGTGTAAACTTCACATCATATTGAGTACCCCTTTCTATAATAAAAGAATACTCCGAATCCAGTTCAGATACTTTGATGCTAACGAACTTGGCTGTTAACTGCTCCCCCGTTATGTTTTCATCATAAATCGTAGACCAAGAATTCAAACCCCTTTTGCTCATCTCGATTTTGATATGTACAGTAGCATGCGTTTCGCTTCCGTCGTGATGATATTTGATAAGTCCATAAGGAAAAGATATTGTAAACTCAAGATCATCAAAAAAGTTATTTGGAGTAGTAAAAGTTTGGGCTCCTCCGTCCTTAGTCAATTCCCAATTAAGAGAATACTCAATTTTCTCTTTTTCAAAACCCTCCATCACAGTTTGATTCATTGTGCCCAAGCGTTCTTGAGTAACAACATCTGCAAAATTGCCAGCCGGTTGGTCGTTTAAGTATTGAATGTTAGCTCCGGCTCCAGCTACCGGACCTTCACCATAATCGATAATTAAATTTAGGATTTCATTATCGTCGTCATTTACAGACGTCCACTCAGAAACAACATTGCCATGCATCATTAAGTTGCCATAAGGTCTAGGTCTTGCAAGACCCTCACGCTTTCTTGTTCGGGGATTCCAACTATAATTTTCTGACGGATCGTCTCCACCTTGTGTTTCATCATAATCTTGATTGAACAGCATCCCGCCCAAATAAGAAAAAGCAAAAGCAATTGCCACTTGCACAGCTATAGGCCAAACATAAACTATAGCAGCCCATATGAATGCAAAAAATTCAACATCAGGTAAAAACTCAACTTTACAACCTGGACGAACTCTGGTAGTTTTCCAATCGCATTTAGAAATTATTTGCCCATCTAAGCGTATAACCCAATGACCTTCTGGCACGCAACGCTTTTTCAATGTAGATAACCGCTCGCGCCTACAAATGTATTCGCCTATATCAGCTTGGGGTGCCTGATCTTTAACTGGGTGTCTCCAGATGTGGATGTAAAAAGTACTACACATGTGAATAGTATCCTTCAATAATTAGAGACCACGGCCATTGTGTCAATCGTCCTTTACGCACAACATAAGTCCCGTTCTTTTCCACCTCTGCATGCACAAAATGCAAACCATCAGGCCACACAACACCTGCGTGCCAATCGCTACTGACTCTCAATAATACAACAGCACCAACCCTCGGAGAATCAATCTTAACCATATCCGTAGGTTCAAATGGTTTATGAATACCTTGCAATACTCCCACACACCAAACAGCAAAGTTCCAGCAATTGCCATCCCATACTTTGCCAATTTGATTTTGAATCGTATTATTCATCACAATGTCATTCCATTTGGATCTAATCCTAAATCAGCACCAAAACGTGCTTGATTTCCTTTGGCATAACAATCATCATACGTTCCTGTACATTCTGTATCGGCTCCAGCATAACCACATTCAGGCCCCTTGAACAAAGATGGTGTGGCCCAAGGGCAAGACTTGCTAGTGTAGATCCTTTTCGGTACTGCAACAGTAAGTGGATTTGGAATGCCCAACGTGAACGTCACCCAATCATCGTCCGAAGCTGCCGCCAAAATATCATAATCTGCTTGCAATGCCGGAATGGGTGTATCCAAAAAGTTTTCACCCACTTTGATAACAGATATAGTACCGTCAATCCCTCCTTGTGTATCATTAATGATATTTTCTATTGCCCGTGACCGATCCTGTGCAACCCGCAATGTTATTCTGGGAACGCTTCCATCACAAGACCAAATTTGTTCACTGACATCAAAGCTGTGAGCATCATAATCTTGTCCAGCAAATGTAACATCCTCTGTGTTACGAGCTAGGTACTGGGTATTTTGTGTAGGGATAGCTATTTCGCACAGTACGAGCCAAGCTCCACCACTATATGGGCGAATAGAGTCTTCGGCTACGTTTGCTGGTAATGTTTTAGGCATCGTCCAATCCTACCAATCCATCAATAACGTATATAACATGCTGAAATGAAATATTACAGGATCTGCAGTTGGGCTTGCCCCATCATCGGGAGCGACACGCTTTAGCTGCAAACCAATACCATCCCCAGCATCTATGTTTGTCGCAGCAATTGTTCCCAACGTATATTCCATCATTGCATTTGCTTCGGTTGGAATGTTCAAATCGCCGGAATCTATAGTTCCTGTTTGTCCCTCAGATGTGATTATTTCAGTGCCATCTTTCTTTACTGTACGCCAAGGAATCTCCCATTGTATTTCACCACTTGCAGTGGCATAAGCTTCATCAGTCGCAACACAAATTTTAATTGTCAAATCTTCAGATGTATCACAATCATCTGGCACGTCTATTGTGAATATAGAATCGTCACCAATATCATAACTAACACCTTCAAAATACCCCACAATAACTGAATCAGGTCCTTGCGAACCTAATGACAAATCTTGCGGGACACGACGAATATTTCGAGTATCGCGTGCTGCTGTAGTAATAAGACCATCAGCGTCAATATGCAAAAATCCTGTTTCGTCTATCTCAACGTCTGTTGGCAAAGTGATCGGATGATCGGCTGTTGAAGCTGGACCAATTAGTTTAATATAGTTGCTACCGTTGTCGCTATCCTCATAAAGATCGATGTAACCGGCGGATGTGACTCCGTTGCAAACAGCCAAGCCAGCCTGGGCCATCAGGGGCATGGTGGATTCCGGAACAAATTTGGCTTCATTGATGAACTTCTCGGCTAACTCGGCACTGGCGAACTCCACCAGTTGCATGTTGGCTATCAGGAAGGTTGGATTCGCCGTGGCGTGTTCATTCCAGAGGCGGCAATTGGCCGACGATGTCGTTCCCTCTGTGTGACGGGCAACGCCCCAATATCGTGTCCATCGATCCGTATATGCCCGCATATTCCGGGATCGCAAGACGGTTGAAGTCGATCTGAACGCAACTGAGAGATATCCTTCGCTCGTGACACTCTTTAAGTCCAAGCTCCAGACGTACCACTTAGCTGTCGTAATCGTATAATTCGGCCACAATATTACGCCATCATCCACTTCCTGTCCCGCTTGGTCGAACGTTACTGTCATGCAGTTGCCATGAATCGGAGCGGAGTAAGCCGATGAAAATTCCACCGTGTTATCGTTCGCATCTGTAGGCGTAAATGACGAAATCATTGAACCATTCGTCAATTTATTCGTCTTGGTTCGGTCCAGTGTGGTGGCCATGGGTCCGGGAGCAATCTGCGAAAACGCAAAGGAACTGGTCAGCCAACGACTGGTATGATACACGTCGTTCAGGGCATAACCTGACGTGTGTGCACTGTAGGGAGTACCGTGGTTGGCCGTCACGGTATAAGTCGTTCCGCTGTCAGTCTCTAGTGTCCAGTTGTCCACATCAATTGTGCATCCGTCCAGTACCACGCGACAGGCTCCAGACAGTTTGATACTATGTAAATCCAGGTTCCTCAGAGTCACATTGCGAACTCCAGAAAAGTAAAACTCAAAGGGGGCTGTAGGAGTGCCATCAATCAAAACGGTTTCCCCGATGCAATTGCCCTCCAGGTGAGTCGAGTCGAAGATCACTGGAAACGACTGGTCGTGCCCTTCCATATAGGTGACGAATCCTACTGTGTTTTCAATGATTCCTCCCCGCACAAGAATTTCGCCGAGAGCGTTATCGGATCGCAGAGCGGCTATTTTGGCACCTGAGGAATAACAATTGTCTATCAGGGCACTGGCCGACTGCATCGCCGGAAGTCCCTCGGTATACCAATCGTAGTTATTGTTTATAAGATAACAGTCTCGAAAGCACCATCCAAAGCAACCCAAAGATGTAAACGCATGTCCACATTCGGAAAAGATGCATTTTTCCACGGTCAGATTTGCGATTCCTCCCGTAGTGGAATTGACCTTGTAGATTCCATGTTTTGTGTTTGATGCCCCTTGAAATTTAATCCCTGAAACCTTTTGATTGCCGCCCGAACCACTAAGCGTCAAGGCATACTCGCTGGCATTGACCGCTTCCATTATCGTTGCACTCGGACCCGCCCCTTCAATACGCACGTACTTGTTTGCCGTGACCGTAGCCAAGTATATTCCCGCAGGCAGTTTGACCGTCCCATAAGGACTGGTGCCTGCCTTGTCAAAGGCCGCCTGAATTGCATCGGAATCGTCCGTCACACCGTCACCCTTGGCGCCGAAAGCCCACACATTAAAAACAGGCGATTTCTTACTAACCACATCGGTAGCAAAAAGTATTTCCCGTTCGGGCGGTAATGTGGGAGCATCCGCAGAAACCAAACCACAACACGCAAACATCAAAACAAATGTATACACCAAAAACGTTTTCATCTTGTCAACTCCTACAAAAATTGTCCACCGAAAATCAAACCAAAACCAGGCATGTTAGCCGCCGTACCACACATTACGTTCAATAGCAAAATATCACCCGTACTCAATGTTGTGTAATCAGTATCAAGTAAACTAGACAAATCAACTGAATCCGAAGTAGGTGGTTGATTTGCAGTGTTGAAAGTTTTGGTCAGTAATGTCTGCCCCCCTTCATTTTTCAAAGACAAAACAACCGTATTAGAATCGTCAATTCCGGCAGGTGTTCCTTGCGTAAATAAAATCACGCTATCGATTACAAGACCTGTACTTGCTGCGTAGACGATGCGGTCAGTTATATCTGCTCCTGCCGCAAGATTTTCTACCATTATCATTGCATCGCCTCCGTAGAATTGATGGGTTAAATATGTAACATCTAATGTGGTGGAGCTAGATTGTCTCAGAGTTTGAGAAATTGTCCAAAGCTCTTTGTTGTCGTTATTTTGTATGAAAGGGATTGGACGTTCAACAAACACCACTTCGTAAACAGTATTATCCTGTTCATTCAGCCAGTAAAAAGGCAGAGCTTTATTCGCTTGATAAAACGCCATCCATGTTTCTTTGTCCGTTTCAGAAACATTTCGTCGTCTTTCTTGGAATATGCGAGGATCAAAAGTAAACAACTCATTTATGCAAGGATACCCACTTGCGAAAGAAGATCGCTGCACGGCATCGTCACTATACTGATCCCCAAACCCTTCTATCTCAGGTTTAGCCGTTAGCGTTGGAAATGTATTCATAATTTAACCCAATCAAGTGCTGATCTTATGTGCTCTGCGATATGCACCGTTTGTTCCAGCAGCTGCAATTGTAACATCCAAAATTCTTTGATCCCCCAACATGTATTTTTCTTCTTTTGTTACCTGCACAGGCTGCCCCGTCTCGTTGATTATATTTACAGTTGTGTTGCCACCTAATGAACCCAACTTTGAGAAGGGTGTAATCAATTCAGGTTCATTCTCAGCAAGACTGGCCATTTGTGGACGCCAAGCAACTCCACCTTCAGCATATTGATGATAGCCCCCACTGCCTGCTTGCCCCATTCCACCACCTTCACCACCACCCGACATTCCATCTATAATAGCAGATCCAATTTGGGCAAACGCACTCGCTGCCGCTGAAGCCGCCGGTTGAATGAAGGCTATGCGAATAGCCTCATAATATACCTCCTCCAATACCTTCTTTACATGCTCGCCCCAATTATCTAAATCGCGAGACATAGATTGCAAGCCGTTGGATATTGATTGTTCCATTGACTGGGCAAACTCGTATGCTTTCTCTCCCGCTGTTTTGAAAGACCTTTCGGTTTCCAGTGCGAATGCTTTTAATCCCCCAGCCCACGTACCACCTTGTTTCAATTCTTCAATTTCAAGTAAAACCTTTTGCTCTTTTTCGTATGCCCTAATCAGACTCAACACCGCAGCTTCTTCCGTACCAAATTGTTGGGCGATGGCAGCTGTGTTGGCCTTCCACAATTTCACTTCCTCTTTCAAACGACCATATTGGAAATTGAAATATTCAGCTGACTTATGATTCAATCCGTTGTACATACGATCCCACGCAGATCGTATAGCTTCCTCTGACATTTCAGTTAATTCGACTATATCGTCAAAAGCTTTTTGCATTTGAGGATAAGCCCCAGCCCACTTCCAATCACTTTCACTGGGCTGTGTAACAGGACCGATAGGCATACCTCCCATTGACTGCATAGCTTCATCAATAGCTGAAGTTAAATTTGGCATCGCTTGCTTTACAATATCAACAATGCCCTCAAAATCTTGTGCAAACTGAGCCTTAACAGCCCCCAGCAAATCCCCAAGATGCTCTACTGAAGCTTCCCCAAAAGCTTTTATGGCTAATGGAATGCTTGCAAACTTTTCATGCACATACAAAGCCGCATCGTCTGCTGCAGGTTTAAGTGAATCGAATGTATGCTCAAATGCCGATGCCCACTCTGTTTGAGCTTTTGTCAATCCTTCCTTGAATCGTGTTATCATAGTAGCAATATCAGGTGCCGTCCATGCATCTGAAATAGCATCTTTCATCTCACGCAAAAACGATCCAGCGCCCATAGCCATAGCAGCAATATCTACTAGAGCATCAACCCAACCTTTTCTGATTGTATCATAGGCATCCATAAAGCCTTCAACAAAATACCCAAGAAACTTACCGATTGGCGAATCCCATAACCATGCTAATCCAGTCTTGAAAGCTTCTAACCACTCTTCCATACGGTCCTTAATGGTGCTCAAATTCTGCTCCCAAGCTGCACGTAATGTATATGCAATACTTGCTAACAATACAGCTGCACCCAACCACCCCATAGCTGCTACATTTAACGATGCAAAAACACCCACCAACACTGACCCCGCCTTTACAACTAACGCCATAGCCAATGCTAACGGGCCCAAAGATGCTGCAAGTACAGCAACGATTCCTACAGTCCGTTGAGTCTCTTCATTCAGATTCAACCAAAAAGTAGTAAATATCTTCACACTCTTTCCCACTTTTAGAATCATTGGCTCCAACGTACTCCCAAAAGAAGAAGCCACAGCCTTAACATGATTCCAAATAATCCGCAACTGACTACCAAAAGATTCTAACTGCTTGTTGGCTACCTCTTCTGTTGTTCCAGCTGCATTCCTAAGCTCTTTTTCATATTTTTCAATCGCATCCGCCATACCAAGAAGGGGAAAAATCGTTTGCTGACTTCTAGCTTGGAATCCGAGCATCGTTAATGTTGCAACTTTTTGTTTGATAGACATCTCACCCAAAACACCAGTAAGATCCCGCACAATAGCTGAAATAGGTTTAAGATTTCCCTGGGCATTATACAACTCGATATTGAAATGAGCCCATGCATCCTGATGGTCTTGAAAACCTTTTGTCATCAAACGTAACATCCGACTAAAAAGTGTACCAGCCTCTTCAGCTTTTCTACCTTGATCAGCATATGCAGCCAAAACAGCAACGCCCTCTTCAACCTGAACTCCAAATGTCTTCATCGCCGAACCAGCTTCAGAAGTCAACGCTGTTGCAAATTGACTTGTACTGGCATTAGCCAAAGTGTTTGCCTTCACTAATACATCAGACACCCTAACCATATTGGTCATATTTTGGATAGAATCCTTGACGGTGAGTCCCAAAGCACTTTGAGCATCTGTAACCAAATCCGTAGCTGTAGAAAGGCTGAACGCACCAGCAGTTGCAAATTTCTGCACAACAGGAAGTGCCGCCAGAGATTGTTGTACATCTAAACCAGCACTAGCCAAGAAGAAATACGATTCAGCCAATTGCGTAGCTGACTGCACACCATTCAAAGATAATGACCGAGCCAACGATCTCAACTTTACATCCATCTCATCAGTCATACCAGCCATAATAGCTGTAGATCGTACCATCGCATCATCAAAAGAGGCAAACGTTTTCGTAGCAGCAGCACCCAAAGCCAAAAGTGGAACTGTAACTTTCATAGTCATGTTACGACCGAAAGAATTTAACCTTCTCTCAGCCTGAGTCAAACGAGTTTCCACATTTCGCATGACCCCGGTCCACTGACCACTTTCAAGCTTTAGATGCACGAGCAAATTGCCCAAGTCCAAACTAAACATGCTTGTTCCTCGTTTTAGATGTTTGTTTCATGCTGCTGGAAGACAAAAGGAAATAACGCCAGTACGCTTTCATACGATTAATGCTTTGCTCCTTTTCTGCAGGTGTAAGATGCTTAGGTTTCTTTTTTCCATGTATCAAAAAAGATTCCAGCTTGATTTGTTTTGGATCCTTTGCATGTGTCTTTACGATATACATAGCAATCTGAGCCAAATACGTCTCTTGCACTTGTTCCCTACAGGTTTTTGCTTCTACCCTTTCATCCTCTTCTTTGAAAATGATTCTCCATTTGTAAAACTCTGTAGCTGTTGTCTCTTGTTGGCACCTTTGTTTTGACATATGTAATCGGGTAGCGAGTCGGTACCAACTACGCTCCCGAACCGTCAGTTTCCCTCAGTCTCATCTTCCTCGTCAAGCTTGTTGAGCTTTTGTGCAATTTCAAACAATTCCTTTTGAACCTTATGCGGAAACTTACCGATCTCCGGTACACTTACTTTCACCCCATCTGCTTTGAACAAACAGACAGATAGCAACGAACTGTACATACCCTTATAACTCTTGATAGACTTCACCCGCACTTTGCCATTCTCATCCACCTCAACATCCAATCTGTCTCGATTGGATTCGAGATAGCCTTCCAAATCATCCCCAGACATTTCCCGCAAGATGAATGTTTCTTCTTGTCCCGCCACATTGATGAGAACGACGCGTTGCTCTTTCAGTTTCAAACTTAGCTTGATCGGATCATTCATTTTGCTAACCTTTCCATTTTTGTGTATGCCGCTATTTCAATGAAGCCAACAACTTCACCGATAGAATATCTCTTTGCTTTGAATCTACACTTTCGTGCTCAATACCATTCATCGTACTAACATTCAAAATCGTGTAGACCCTTCCATTAACCGTAGCGTATTGATTAGTGATTTGAGCGAACGTATAAATCACAGCAGACAATTTAGCCCAAGCAGCTAAATACGATGCTCCTCTAACATGCAACAAAACACCGTAGCGTTGATACTCCTCACCGTTCATATCTTTACATTGGTAATCCCCTTCAACATCAAAAACAGCGGCAGCAGAATCCTCAACACTATTATGATCAGGCAAATTGCCAGTGAACAGGGGCCAATCGCCAGCCACTTCAGGCTTTGTAAAAAGCTCCAACGTAGTTGTCAGATACTCAGCCAAAACATCTGCTGCTGATCCTACTGTATCAATCAAGGCTGACATCGAGATCACCAATAGCAAAACTTGCTGTATCCCCGTCACCAATAGTTTTGGATGCTGTCAAAGTGCCATATGCCAACATTTGCCCGTCAGTTTCAGCATTGAAAAGCGCAAAGTGCGTCACCTCACCCCAATCCCCCGACGCTTCCGCAAAATCAATAGCCGCAGCATTGGCTAAAGCACCAACAGCTGCAGCATCCCAATCTGATCCTGACGTTTCTACACGCACATACCCATTGCCACTGGGCTCAGCCAACCCACCACCACTTTCTGCTGGATCGGCAGTAGACAAACCTACCCAAATCGTAGGTGGATTGTAAACACCTTTCCCAAACAAATGATCCAGAATCTCGTTTTCCCAGTAGTTTGAAAAACTTCCCATTTGACTATCCTTTCATTTCTGTTCAATGCCTATTGCAGCAAACAGATCATTCAATCATTATCCCAATACAGGTGCAATCTCATCGCCACTGTCATCTTGATTGCTAACCTCAATCGTAACCGTAGCCGAAGGCGGACTTCCTTCAACAATTTCATTCGGCATGAACTTGTCGATCCATCCCCAAAAAGTCCAGGTTTGCTCATCCGGGAAGGTAAGCAAAATAGACTGGTTGGTGTTGATCATGTCCAAAATACCTTCGATAAAAGCCGGATCGTAATGGCATGTCAATTGCGATCCTGACAAACTCTTGAGCGTCTTTGGCTGTTGTGTCCTCCATGCTGTATTTCGCATGTTTGTTGTATCGTTCGGGCCACCCCCATCTACACCAGGAGGAGTGACAGCTTGCTCTTCAAAATACAAGGCCACACCCGAATCAGCTTCTGAAAACGTCATCGTTGTTGGAAATCCTTCTGTCATAATACTCATAATTCATACTCCTTAAAGTTCCGTGTACGCCAATAACAAATTAGTAACAAAATGGTCTCTGCGTTTTCCATCCCGTTCCAAATGATAAACGGTCGATGTGCGCTGAACGTTGTGTATCTTAAACACCCTACTTTCTACCGTTACAGTTTCCCCCGCTACAGTTTTCAGAGCATTCAACGTTAACGCCAATTTGGAACTGGTATCTCTGTAATTAACACCCCTCACTCTGAATTGTATTCCATGCCGTTCGTTTACAGTATTTTGCATACCCTTTCCGTCTACAATACCTGGTGTATCGTAGAGACATCCAAGATTGTTCGGCACATCACTTGCATCAGGAAATCTTCCGGTAAAAATAGGCCACTCATCATCATCAGAAGGTTCAGAAAATAAATCTTGAGCCTTCAAGTAGGCCGCAAGAATAATCGATTGTGGAAGCGTGCCCACAGATATAACGGGGGCACTTGTAACGCTCAATGCGCCTGATACAGAAGATTGCGATGCTATTGACCCTATCAATTCCGTAAGTATTGTTGACAAATCAGCAGAAAGCGATGAAGTAGCAGCCAAGCTTCCTGCTAAGCTCACAACACGACTAACGGAACCCGTAACAACTGATTGTGCTACTATCGTACCTTGTATTTTCCGTGCTACTGAAACGGTACAAGTAACAATTGACTGTGCTGCAATAGAACCCTGCAAAACAACAAACACTTCTTCAACTGTAAGCGTACCACTTACAACGGATTGGGATGTTGCTGATCCAACCAATTTTTTACTGACCGAAAGCGCGCCCGTAACAACTGATTGTGTGGCTATAGATCCTTTCAATTCCACTTGACCGACAACAGAAAGCGAACCACTAACAGCCGATTGTGCTGTTATTAATCCCTGTACTTTCTTATCAGCAGAAAGGGAACCACTTACAATTGATTGACTTGTTATAACTCCTTGTATTTCTTTCGACGTTGAAAGTGCACCGCTTACATCCGATTGGGATGTAACAGAGCCTATCAACTTCTTATCAGCAGAAAGCGCACCCGCAACAACTGATTGTGATGATGTAAATCCAACTAACTTCTTATCAGCAGAAAGGAAACCGCTTACATCCGATTGGGATGTTACCGATCCTTTCAACTCCACTTGACCAGTAGCAGAAAGTGAACCACTTACATCCGATTGGGATGTAACAGAGCCTATCAACTTCTTATCAGCAGAAAGCGCACCACTTACATCCGATTGACTTGTTATAACTCCTTGTATTTCTTTTGATATTGAAAGCGAACCACTAACATCCGATTGGGATGTTACAACTCCCTCTATAGTTCGGGTGGGTGTTAAACCACCCGAAAGAGCAATAACCGCCGCAACCGTACCACTAACACCCCGTACAACCGCCACACTGCCCGTTAGATCCGATATACCAGCGATAGGGCCGGATATACCCCTATTAACCGAAAGCCCAGCAGAAACAGCCGTAGTGGCTGCCGTAGACCCTGCTAATGATGCAGCAAAAGACATAGAACCAAAAACAATTGATTGTGCGGCGATAGTACCAGCCAAAACCTGAACTACCCCGCCACCACCACCCAGCACAGCGCCCCACAACTCGATGGGATCGCGACGGTAAATGGCGTAAGGGTCGGCGTAGAGTTGGCGGATTTCGGAGGGGGCCAGGGCACGATTATAAAAACACGTCTTCGATAACCGGCCATCAAACGCATAGTCCGTGTCTATTGTGCCAATCCATGCCGAGTCCGTGCCAGTGCCCAGCGCGGCAGCCACGCCATTATCGCCATAGTCATACCCCGGCTGCTTGCCATTAATATAAAAAGCAACTTTCTCGCTCGCGCTGCCGTCAAATACAGTTGCTATCTGATACCACTTCCTCGCTACCAATGTTCCGCTATCTAGCCAATACTGAATATATTTCATGTTTTGGTCGTACAGCCGTATAGCCCTATCGCCAATCTCTAATCGCACGACAAAGTCATTGTCCTCCCAGGGCGTCCCTTTGCCAAACAAACCCATTGTACTCTCTGTATTATCCCGCCAGACCTGTACAATTAACGTGAATTGTGTAAGACCACTGAAATCGGCAGCGTGCGGAATGACGACTTTGGGAGCGTCCCCAGAGAAATCCAAGCATGACCCGTTAGAGCGGATGTCCCATACCACTGCCCCAGAGAACGTCCCATCATTCCCATGCCCACTCAGATCAATCAGCTTATCACCACCCATTCCCTGGACACGAGGGTCCCAGAGGCCGACGAGACCCTTGGCGAGAGGATGGCTCAGAATTGGTCGCGATCCAGGTCGTGGCAACCAAATGCTCATAGGTTAGCTCGCAAGAGGAATAGTGGTCTGTTGGATGTTAATCGTCACGGCAACTTCCTGCCCCGCTTGATTGTAAATATGGACCTTGAATTTTGGCATATCCACGCCGTGAATTGTGAAACACAGCCGCTCGGTCGCATTTTGAGCCTGATCGATAGCAAAGCCCTGTACGCTCGCATCGTCCTTGTCTTGCCAACCCTCAGAGTCGGGGTCCATATCCGGGGCCAAGATGTAGACGTTCACATTGCCGTCACAAGCCCCTGTATTATCCTCAAGAGTCATCACACAGACTGCTGTTGAGCCTTTGATGTCCTGGGAAATCTCATCGGTTGTTTGCACTCCTTCATCGGCTATTGCTACATCATCAAAAGGTGTACCCGTACCATAGGTTGCATGTGCCGCAGCACTCCAATTGTATCCTGACTCAGCCACGGGCCACCTCCAATTTCTCTAGCTCAATGACAATGCTTGCGTCTGCTATGTTACCAACAATTGTCTCCCTGGCAGCCGCCTTCGCGGCGCTTCGCTCATATGCTGCCTGTAAAGCTGCTGCAATAGCCACCTCTGGCTTTTCCGCAGGCAAAACAGTTTTGATTCGGTGCTGCGTTACGCTCTCGCCATCAGTCCGTGTTGCACAAATCACCACGCCACGTGGGTACGCTTTGTCCACAGGCTCGTGGATTGCATACTCCTTTTTACTATCAATAGTCCATGTAACCGCCATAATCTATCGCCTACTTTCTGCCTTGGCCGGTTGAACGTGTAGTACTACAACCACCCCTGCCACGATTTCCTCGTTTTCCACCTCCACTACCATCTCGCTTCGGCACGCCTTTAATTGATTTTGCCATGAGTTATCTCCTTTGCTATATTTTGCCCGCTACTATAGCGAGTATCTTCCTGCGATTCAGCCTTATCGGATTTTCAAGATACTTTGCCGTCTTTCCTGGTTTATGTCTAGCCTGCAAATTCTCATGCACATATACAGCATAATGAGCTGTGTAACCAACAATGATATCTGCCGTAAATCCAATCCCTTTCAACTTGCGTGTAAAAGCCGAATTTTTCAACACACCAAATTCCACAGGCACCACTTTTTGACTCTCTCGCTGAACAAACAAACCCGCCTTTTTAAGGTGGCCTTCCATAATCATTCCCTGTTGCACACCACCAGCACGGAGTTTTGCCATGATACTTGAAACACCAGTAACATGAGTTATCCTTGCCATTATAAGTAAGCCCACCTAAACATCACAGTTGCTTTTCGATTGGGTATCGTATCATACCTTTTGATTTGGTAAGCCCCTTGATTCAACAAAGGGTTGTCCTCATCTGTAATATCATCCAAAGTTCCTAGCATCAAAACTCCACCCGCCGCAACACCATCTACCATCACCACAGCTTTGCTTACAACTTCCTCCCCCTTATCATCCATAAACTTTTCTATTCTACCCTCCCATCGACACTTCAACTCTTGAGGGTCGGCAAACTGGGGCTCCCCGTAGCTATTATAACTCTGAGCACCTGACTCAGTAAGATTCAGGGGCCAGTACACACAATCCTGATTTTGGATACGTGTTTTGTTAGGCATCTTTTTTCTCAACCAAAACCTGGACCCTATTCAATACAACAATCATTTTTTCAAACTGAGTATCTTGTGCTTTACGATTTTCTCTCTGTGTATCCAAATCTTCCTTCCGCTGCGAAACTATCGTTTCAAACATCGTGTCGAAACGTTTGACTATCTGTTGACAGTTGTCAGCATATTGAACCGTACTCAATTTACGATCTAACTCATCCCTCGTCACAGCTTGTTTCAAACTTCCGTTATTCTTGGTTCCATTATTCTTGGTTCGACTTATAAATCCAAAAACCTCCCTCAAAACAACGATACAAAAAATACCACCAATACCAAGCTGCGTTAATGGTAAACCCTCCATTGTAACCCCTCAAGAACTTGTTTCTATCGAATTTGGATTTTCCGTACCTGCCCAATCTAAATCCACGGTCCTTCCTAAACCATCCTTCATCGATTTGTCCAGTGCCGCAAGGGCACCACTCCAATCCAATCTCATTGCGGTTTGACCAAACTCCGTTGAATTGAAACCAAGATCCTCCGCGTGTTGGTAAGTCTCCGCGATTGTACTCACTTTTTCTGAGGTTGTTCGTCGGTATTTCAACGAATACAAATGAGCAGTTAGATACCGTTCAATCAATTCCAATTCAGTTGCCGTGAATCCTGTATCTGTGCAATGTTTCGTTACAATTACATTTGCAACTGTGATAATAGAATCAATGGTTGTATCCGAATCCAACTCAACTATTGTGCCAACCAATATTGATGTTGTCCTGACAGCCATCAGTCCATCCCTTTCCCGCGCTTACGATCAGCCCAAAAATCAGTTGGATTCAACCAAGGAATAAGATCAGACGACAAAGCACTACAATCTGTCACGTTATAGATTTCGACATCAGAAAACTTCGCTTTCCAATCATGCACAAGCCTCTTGAAACCCGATATGAACATTTTGTAAATCTTTGGTGTAGTTGCAGCCGGTCTGATGTTATCTGCATGCCAATTAGCTTTGTCATCTATTCGCTGCATATCAAAACCCAGTAAATAGATTCGCTTAGCACCCAACAATATAGCTAAGTTGATAGCTGCTGCACCTGTGTTGCCATTCCAACCTATTCCATTTGCATGTAATCCCGTGCCATACCGTTTCACAGACCACAACCAGGGAACTGTAGATTTCCGCAAGCCTGTAACGTTGGTAAAAACTGGATTGGAAAATTGAGACAAATTATCTTTGTGGTGTTTGTACCATGTCATGTCACCAAAGAAACATATCTTGCAAACCTTCTCACCCCACTTGTAGGCATCATTACATCCAATCGTATGCTCATCATATAGCAGTGACCTATCAAACTGCATCTTTTGCAAGCTATGGCCACCACCTATGATAAACACATCATCACCATACCAAACGGGATCTATCTGCCAAACAGGCATAGTTTACTCTGCAAGTCCGTCCAGATAGTTTTCCAGAGATACGATTTGTTTCATCCTCACAAGAATCTTGTTGTCTTTCTTCACAGCAAATCGCTTTGTCTTAGTATTATACAAAACCACAACACCGACCGCTTGCGCTTGCGGATAGTCCTCTGTCAGATCGAGTAGCGTAGAACGAGCGGGGCTCCGCATGGGTCTCGCCCCGCCGTTCCGCTCGATGGGTGTCGGTTTACTTCCTGCAATCACAGGACGCACTACATCAGCATCCGAAGATAGCAACTCAAACTTGTTGCGCAGAAGCTTAGACAGATCAACATCACTTTCGACTGTATCACCAGGGTGATAAATCTTATCTCCCTCAATGTGAATACCTGTCTTGTTGCCCTGCTCATCCTGTGTCTTCAATCTAAACAACATACTAATCGCCTTTCCAAACGAGGTTATCAGATTTCAGTGAAACGCAATTCTATCAATCACCAGAATTACGTTGCTACTGTCAAATGGCACACACCACAATTCCCGTCATAGTCGCTGCGAATTTGTGGTACACGAATACCGAGAATACGCCAGTTGAGCAAATTGCCGCCCTGCTCTTCCCACTGAACCGTAGTCCAATCCATACCGATGATTTCACGAACGGTTTCCGTTTCCATCTGCACGATCAGAATATCCCAACCTGTCAAATAATCAAGCGAGCGAATATCTTGAATTTGTCCGTGCTTGAGAATACGCTCACGAGTGGTAATAGTGGTTGTCTGACCTGCTGTCGTAGATACGTAGTCATTCTCCAGGTATCTATCCCACGCAGGCGCAAGATACACCATATACGGACCATACTTCTTGACTGCGATCAACGCCTGAATGGCCGTCAACACTTCACCAAGCAGAGTCGATCCAACCCAGCCATCTGTCGTCGGTGCCGTGATAGTTCCGGTAACACGAGAACCAAAATCAGTATACCCGTAAATCTTAGCGTTGGCGATGTACTGATACTCATCATAATCGCTGTTGCCGATAAGCATTTTCTCAGCCAGTTCAGCACAAGCAAACGCCTGATCCTCAGCCGAAGCCAAATCCAACGGCAATCCACCACGACGGCTCACAGCCAGTTCACGTGCTCCAAAACCCCAATCAGCCCAAATACAAGGCAATGGAATCAAAACCGTATCATTTACGTGCCGATCTTTGGGACCTGTCTGGATCGGGTCCATTCCAAGGTTTGCGGTCCCAACACGGCTGGCTCGTTGAGTCATGAGTGCCTGCACAGCAAATCCGTTAGGAATGTTACGGACCAAACCTGCCTGCTCCACGTCAGCCACGGCTTTCAAACGCTTCTGCATGGAACGTGTGACTGTCTGATCGATTTCCAACCACACCTCGTGGGGCAACGTCGCCGTATTGTAAGGGACGCGATGCACTTGCCGTTTGCCAGCGTTCTTGTTGTACAGTTCCACGTAACATTTACCGTCGTGCTGGAACGGACGCAGGATACCTGGATCACCTTCAGCATCCATAAGCTTCAGGAGGCTGGGGCCGTCCAATCCACCAATTTGTGCATTCAAAGTTCTACGATTCATTGTATTGCCTTTCATTCAATGTTATCTGTCATTGTTTTGTTTTGATGTGGTCAATCCCTGACTAATCGTTACACAGCTACCATACGCACAAGCACATTGTCAGACCCACTGCCGATTTCCTCATCCTCCAGTGCTTGGGCTACCGTATCCCCCTTGTCACCACTGTCGGAATTGCTGATGAACAACCCAGAACTATTTCGCGTGAGCATTTCACCGATTGTGATATCCTGCCCGGCAGGAACGAGCCCATGAAACTCTTCGCCCGCTCGGAATTGAATCGCACGCACTGGATAATCGATAGTATACGCATCGTCCACCGTATGACCTTGCAGTGCATCCTCAATCGCAACAATCAGAGGACCATCCCCACCCTCACTGTCGAAGAGAGCATAGTCGTCCGAACTATCAATCTTCAATGCCATGCCAGGATAAATCCCAGCCTCAGCGGCATTGCGCTCGTGGTAAACCATACCACCAAAGTTTTTGACTGCAATCATCTGCTTACTAAGACTCATTATCTTATCTCCTATTTACTTGTGTTGTTCTTCTTGTTATCAACGCAACCTTACATACGCTAATGTTAGGCTGTCTTTTCTTCTTTCTTCTGATTAAAAGTCATAGGCAATGGCAACGAGGGAACACCTGCTGTATCATCGTTGGTCACCGGATCACCCTGTCCTTCATAGTTGAAACGCAGTACATTCGGCACACTGTCTTGCTTGTCCTGAGTTTCGTCTTTGGCCAAATCGGCAAGATTTTGCAGCATCTCAACATCCTGCGTTTTGAGCCATTCCGGAGTAAACTTACTCTTTTCGTTTTTGGTGATAATACCAATAAGCCGGTCCTTCTCAACCTCCTCGTTATGAACGAGTGTTTCCCAGCGTTTGCGAAAGGCCGGAGGCATGGAGTTCAGATACTCCTCATCCGTTTGCGTTTCGACTTTCGGTGTCTCCTTGTTTTTCACCTTCTCGTCAATCACATCCTTCTTGACTTCAGGTTTGGCCTCGGACTTAGTTTTGGGTTCCTCTTCCTTGTTTTCCACAGGCTGCAACTTCTCCAGCTGCTCGTCTTTCAAACCGTCAAGGAATTCGCGGTCGTCTTCCTCCCACTTAGTCGATTCGTTAGCGATGAGACCGTCAATAGTTTTCTTGTGGTTCATGATTTTACCTTTCTTAACTTTAGCACCATTATTTGTATTCTTACTTAAAGCCACGTAGGTTATCTTTCGCTCTACTGCCTCTGGCAATCCTTCCATCGCAACAACATCACCATCAACCTTGTAATCACGCTTGAACAATTTGCTACTATTACCCAAGGAATAAACAAAGTATGTGTCGAAAACATCTTCAACATAATTGTACTCACCATCCTTATAGATGGCTTCATCCAAAAGCTTCCGCAAATCATTAGCAGATTGCTCATTTTCAAATTTCTTCAACCAATTCGGGGGAATGTGAATTTTCTCATTGGCTTGATTACGGTACAAACCCGCACCATCTTCAATAGAACAAGCGCCAACTTGATCCGGTAGAACAGCTAAATGATCTGGACCGAAATTGGATAGTGTACCCTGATACTCTTCATCATTCCACACTCCTGGAGTCTCGTCACTATCAGCAAACAATCCAGTAGACACTTCCAACATTTCTTCATTTGTAACAGCATCCGAAATGCGATCATCAATCAACTCCACTCGATCCTTATCCAACCACGCTTCGGCTGACAGTTTGTCCTTGCTCCATTTGGTGTTCATGATAACACCGATACCACGAGTATTGAGCACCAAGGGCGAACAAGCACTGGGCTCATTGGGGTGGTAAACTACGATGGGTTTGGAATTCCACATCACGGGGCGCTTCTTGATTTCGCTGGCAGGATAGTAATAAGGCCCCTCACTTCCATTGTGCACACCTTCCAACATCATAACCATCGGCACAACCAGATATTCTTTACCCTGTAAGTTATCTAATCGCATATCCTTTGGTTTGAGATTGCAGACAACACGATGGAATGTTTTGCCTTTCTTATCAATCGCTGTCGAATTTTTGGGCTTCATACTATCTCCTATGTCTATCAATCTTACTTACACTCCCAAATCTACTAGCTGTAATATCACAAAGCTATAAATTTCGCATGGGTCTTACGCGCGTACCTATTAAGTCCATGCGAAATTTCTAAATCTTGCGTATAAGGGTGCAAAATCGTCAGGGGGTACCATAGGGTATAGAAAACAGAGTTAAGCCACTACGTGGGCTGCTAGGGGCTTATATACTATGGATAGTAGGGCTGATAGGGTAAAAAATCTTAGTTATTTAGCTTTTGTCTGGATCAAAGCTAAAGTCACCACACAAAATAGCCGATACTAAAAGTGTCTTGTGATTCTTGAATATGTCCGAAATCTAATAAGGGGACTTGAACGATGCTTATGTTAACCTTTTGTATTTTGGCAATACATCCTACAATCTCCGAATCTCAACAAAGAGATTTATTCCGAACAATCACTGCAATTTGTATGGTGGAATCATCTGGGGGTCGTGACTGTCGTGATGGGGATAACGGAATGGCCGTTGGCCCGCTACAAATTCACATGGTTGTCTTATCCGATGTCAACCACCACTACGGAACCACATACAAATCGGCAGACCGGCGCAACTTCGAATCATCGATAGGAATTTGCCTGCGGTATCTACTGCTGTGGGCCCCAAATGGCACGCCAGAGCGTTGGGCTAGAATATGGAATGGAGGACCGAAAGGGGATAAGAAAACTTCAACGATAGCCTATTGGAACAAAGTTCGCCGACACTTATTGCCGTAGTGTTGGCACATCCATCGTGTCATATCTTATCTTGTTCTAATGCCTCCAGCAGGATACAGCAGCGTGTACGTGACATATTCAACATAAAAGTAAGAAGCCCATTAGCCAGTGATTCAATATGTGTATCCCCTGGATGCGAATATGCACGGGCTATAATCCATAATGTCTCTTTATTAACCCGTCTCAATAGTTTATCTGCCAAATCGGCCCAGCTTCCATTCGCAGGGTTGGGGATAGAACATGGTGCATACATATCAACATTATCTTTATGGCATTTCTTACATTTCGTACATGTAGAAATGTCTGCGCCTTCACAAACAATTGTCACGTCAATATCATGCATCCAAACACTGTAAACCTCAGAACTGATTTTATCGTGAATAGATTCCAACACTTTGGATATTTCTATCCTAAGATCAATATCATTTAGGTCCGTGTACTGCTTAGGTATCATGGCCTGCTTCCGTTTCCGGTTCTCAACACAAACACGGTTGGCGTAATCAATCGTGTGTTGAGGTATGTCACCCCAAAAAGCTTTTTCTTGCTCATTCATTTCAACCTCGTAGATCCTGGCCACACAAAATACAATAATCCTTCTTGGATTGCACAAACTTACACTTGGGGCATGTAACTGTTTTCGTTTCTCCCTGGGGTTCAACATTAACTATCTCAATGCGCTTACGCTCCTTAGCTTTCTGTTTTGATATTTTACTCATCGCGTAGTATTCCTATTTTGCTAAACCGTGCGAATTCATTTTCTACAACCAGCTTCACCCTATCTGCCCAACACAATTGGCTCCAAGACTCCATTCGCTCAACTATATCTACATTGCCGGTGTCAATGATCTTTAGATTAGAAATCTCAGCATCATTATTGACCTTTACAGAATCCAAATCAGAAACGCGCACCCAATACACCACACCCAGATGACGCTCACTCACTTCATTTGAATCGTCATTGATAATGCCCACAATATTCTGCATATAATTATAAGGCAATAAAAGTTCCTCATGCAATTCACGAATCACACAGGCATTCAATAAACCCAACAACGATTGTAGTTGATCTGTCGGATTTACATGCCCCCCAAAGCCAATACTAATCTTTGCTTTCAACCTATCATCACACTGCTTACCCCGTGTATAAATCAAAAACCGAACACCATCGGTAACAATAACATACGGAATAATTTGTTTGACTGTGTCATCTTTCTCAGCTTCATCCCGCACCATGAATCGCATGTTACAAAGATGATATGTGTCAAGCTTCAATAAATTATGAACACACTTGCAACCTACTACCAACCCAAGGGGTTGTACAACATGCTGACTCAAAGCTACACGATTTGCTACCAGTACTTGTTCTCCGTCAAAATTCATATTTCTAACCCCATTCCTACATCACCTACATATTGTATTTTACTCATTCCGAAGGTACAAGTTGAAAATGTTTATCAAAACTTTCTTTGGGACTCCACCACTCGTGTTTATCACCTACAAAGTTGATCTTGTATCCAACGTCAGGATTATCACTAACAGATAAGCCTGATGTTGTCCAACCACGATACTCGATCCATTCACCCAATGTCATGGGCTCTGCTTCTACATAATTAAGTGATGCATATATCACTGCCATGAATCCCACTTTCTCTATTTCTTTGTAGTATACCATAATCCCGCCTACATAAAAATAAAAGGGTTGGAGTGGTAAGCCATGTCCCCCAACCCTTTATTCACTTGCGTTACAAACTCGTCGTAAGATTGTTTATCTATATACTAGCATGGGGCTAGCCATACGTGCTGGGTTTCTGGCACGTTCGCCACACAGTAGCTCTTATTATGTAGCACGCAGAGTCCATTGCAGTTTGAACTATGATTGCTATTGGGAATGTGAAAGTGCAAAGAAGTGATATAATGAAAATGCATCGGAACCAACATCGGTTCCCAACAACAAACATTTTGTGAAACCACATAAACATCTACTTTGTACTCTCCTACTCATTACGGCAAAAACTCTGGACACCTATATTATCACTTCATCTCTTTTAGTTGATCTATGAGACGCCTATCATTTTCACTTAAAGGCCTGTTCCTACTAAGCCAATCAATCATTATCCATTTCAATTGATTGATTTTAAGATTTGACATGTTGGGCTTGATTGCAATGAATCGTCGGATCCGCCTTCGATACAGAATACAAATAACCCCTTGAATCACATACATCGAAAGTAGCGAAAAAGCTACCATAATCCAAATAATGGCGAAAAGGCTCGATATTTCGTACATTATATTACCCCCTCATGTCCCGCGTCACTTGATGCAAAGTGTACCAAATCATCTTAAGCACATAACGTAAGACCTTAAACGCAACAATCCCAGCAAAAACCATACAAACCGGGATAAATACTAACATAGCCTTACCAAATACTTCAGTATAAAGTGGACTTTCAAGTATTAACTTGAACATATTCAACATCGCACTATCTCCTATTCACTCACACACATATCCCTGTGATACAGCCCACATTTCTGCCTCCACCAAATTCTGATACCTACCACGGCGCATTACCACGGCAGAATATGGAGCGACAAATGGTGTGTTTGGATCAATCAATATAACCTCTTTGCTTGCCTGTAGCACAATGGGCATCAATGGATCTGCCGACTCGCATCCACTGCTGATAATACTTATGAGCAGAAACAGCATTGCCATCACGCAAAGCTTTCGCATGCAAATCTCGCAAACCGCTAAATTGTTTATGCAACAAATCATATTTCTTCCTCCACTGTGCTTTAGCACCCCAACGATCCTGGTACAACGTCTGAAAGAATTTGATTGCATTACTAAACAAAGACACTATGGCCATTAAAGATTTCATGTCATTCTCTCCACTCTCAAATCGCTAAGTAATCTACCCACCCATCCCCTCCATGTCTCCACATGCATCCAACCTATCATCTGAGACTCTGGTCCCAACTTCGATGTACACAAATCAACAGGTAGGTACAAAGGTTCACATCCACATAAACGCATATACCCAATCAATTTGCCCTCATTAGTTCCACGCGTCCCATAAATTTTGTATATATCACTTACCCATTTAATTTGTTTAGCATCTGAATCTCGCATCTCATCCCTTTCGTTCCTGCTCAGCTTTACGCTTCCATGCATCCCACAAAAACGGATCAATTACAACTACTCGAATTTTGAATACAATTCCGAACATCCACAACAAATCCGACAAATCAAACAAAGACATTTCGGGGAATCTTCTCGCCAATTCAGCATAACCAATAGTCTGACTCGGAAATCCCGAAACTTCTAACCGCATATCCCAATCCATTTCAATCCCTAAATAACTGGTGTTTCTGGCTTCGGAGACGGCACAGGATGGCCTAAACGCTGGGCAGCCACATCTTGTATCAGCTGAGCTACAATGACTGCTATAGATAGCCCAAAGATCATCCATGATGGGGCATCCCCTTTGCTCAACATCCACATACCAAACAACGCTGCGGCAAATTTCTTTTTCATGATGTTTTGAACCGATGCAGAAATCGCACCATCGATCTTCGTTGCTGTTTCCATTTTGTTCTCCTTGATCAAAATTAAACCAAAAGGGGAGTGGCTTTATATCTTCAATAGATGTAAATCAAAGATACTCTACCACTCCCAGAACAGGAGGGTGTTTTATTGGGAAACAAGAACATATCCACTACGCCCCAACACATATGTGCCTTCACGCTTCGCTAATTCCATCAAAGCCTTTTGCTTCATACGCATCCGCGCTGTAAATGTCTGCAACGTAAGTACTGGGGGTTTGTTTGCTGTATGTACATGCACAATCCAAGTACCCACACGTGATTTCTGATCTGGATGGTCATCTGTGGCTATCAACGTTATTGGAACTACTCCGGTTTCCTCACAATGATATACGATTGTATAGTCACCGTGCTCGTTCAACGGAATTGATTCACCACTGTCATAATAATACAACGTAACTGTTTGTTGTGTATTCGGATCGCAAGCGCGTCCACAAATCACCAAATCCTGTCCAACATAAGCATCCCACACACCCAAATACAAATGTTGTCCCGACTCGGGATCAATGGGCACTAGATTTAGATCTACGTTCGCGGGTATATCCAAAAACACTTGTACACACATCGTATCATCATCTGCTTCATCCGCTATGCTTGGTGTTGTTACTGCCTGAATCCAAGGCAATACACCAAGCACAAGAACAAACACAAATCCAATTAGTCGATATTTCATACATACCATCCTTTCATAAAAGGACTGGGGGAACTTATCCGGAGACAAATGTACGAATTTGACAAGTCCCCCAATCCCAGAGCAGGAAGAAAAGATAAGTAAACTAAAATGAAACTGGTTGCCTAGAAGTAAATCACCAAAGCACAAAACCAAAATCACAAAAGGGTTCCCGTCCACCTCGGCAATATATGGGTGTGCTATGTTTCCCGCATCATCGACAACCAGTTTCAAAGACTGAAATATTCATTTGTCAAATAAGGATGCTGAATTGCTAAACGAAAAGGCAACCATTCACAATCCATTCACAATAAACCATCCATGTGCAATTCAGCATCCCTTATCTACCTATATTATCGCATGCCCATTATTGCTAAATCAATAACCCCTTGGAACCTACGCAATGAGGACTTAGAAACAAACATTCCTTATGCCGATTTGTTTTACCACGTGTTTGCTTTGCGCCCGAAGTATTCCCATAACCACCCCCCGATTTCCAATGATGCGCACGCCAACCATACTGTAACAACTCCTTGTGTTCATCATAGTAACCAGCCAAAACAATACGATATTTCTTACGATTGCCCCGCTTCAAACACCATTGTTGTACATCATGTGCCACCTGTAAACTATCCTCAGCATAAATTCCCGCAGTACGATCAGCCACGTCACTATAAGGTGGATCAAAGAAAATACCTACAGGTATTCCAGACTTATGCTGCCAATCACCACCACAAACACGTGACCAATCACCACAAACTACTCGAACGTTTCGCAGCCTTTCACTGAGTTCCCTAAACCAATCATAAATTGGCGTCTTGTAAGGTTCTTGCACACCCTCACCCCTAGCCAAATTTGGTATCGAACCTTTAGCATGTACACCCTCACCCCTAGCCAAATTTGGTATCGAACCTTTAGCATGTACACCCTTACCAGCATTAGCCAAATTTGGTCTCTGACCTTTTGCATGTACACCCTTACCAGCATTAGCCAAATTTGGTCTCTGACCTTTTGCATGTACACCCTTACCAGCATTAGCCAAATTTGGTCTCTGACCGGGACATATCAAACCAGCCCCAATCCAACAAGAGGCTGCCCATATATAATATCCAGCCAGTTTAGGATCGTAGTATTCGTCATCAGCACATAATCGCTCTAGCAACGTTTCAGTGTTAAGATTGAGCTTGCGTTTACGAGCAATCAAATCAGCATGATTAACAGGCCAATCACACCACTTAGCTACCTCATCGGGATTAGCTTGCAAGCTGCGCCATACGTTAGCAATATGACCATCCTTATCTACTACAGTTTCCACATGCTGTTGTGGATTCCAATGAGGCCTTGCCAATAATACAGCACACGATCCGCAAAAAGGTTCCAAGTAATGATTGACATTACCCAGAGCCTTCCAAACCCTAGAGGCCACTGTGGCTTTACCACCAAAATACGAAAATGGGGCTTTCAAACATTTCGACATTTTACATCCCAAATCTACGGTTGTGATTGTTTACCTATTGGCTTCGTAACACCGAACAGCAATTTGATCTCGTCATCTATATTATCGCTGTTACTTTCCGGCAGATAATAATCCAACCATACTGTAGGCTGTGCAAACCAATCGGGGAAGAATCGCAGTTCCGTACTCGGCTTGAAAATCCAATTATGCTGATCGGTATCATAGAGCATAGACACACCACCGTAAAGCTTTGCTGGATATTGGGACAATCCCCAATTGCCTGGAATGACTCTATCTACTACATCCCCAGCAACATCACCCATATTGAATTTGGTGTACAATCCTACTGCTACATCCTCATCCTCAAAATCCGATCCTCCCACCACCTCAATACCAATGCTGCTGTTATTCGCATCCGCAATAACACCCAGAGCACCACGTGTTGCATTATCCCCGCCACCCAACTGCATTTCATATCCATATTCTGTACATCCAGTAAACACAAACACAGATACAATCAGCAATACTACCAACAGAATGTTTCTATTGCGATTCATCGTTCTTACCCCTTTGTACATCACTAATGATTTTTGCTTTTTGTATGGCACTTATATTCAACCGATAATGTCATCGGATTATTTACATCATTGTATTCTTGTCATCGTAACAAAATCACCTTTTTGTTCTATCAGCTTCTTACCACAATGACGACATACAGTCATACGTCCTCTTGGATGTCCCATCCCTGGATTTTTATTCTCTGTCGCAATCCAATAAGCCTTATTTTTACAACGCCAACGCTTAACCGGTCCAAAAGACATAAACGTTCCATTCGCCCGCAAACACTGACAACGTTTCAAATCGATTGGTGTTAACTTTTTCATCGTTCATTCTCCCACACATTTCATCTTTTGTACACTTTCACTTGGTTTCTTAGGTACAAACGTCTTGATGATATCAAGCACATCATCACACAATAAAACATCAGCCGGACTGTAATATACTACAGTTATTGTTGGAGGCTCATCTGGTATAATTTCCAACGTTAGAGACTTCACATGCCCTGGAAAATGTTCTCGCAAAGCCCTACCTAATGCCGTATCACTATTCCACAAATCGCATCCTGATCCAAAATAACAAAGTGATTTGGATTTATCATCCTGATTGTTTGCTTGTGTTCCCATTGTTATTTACTCCTTTTCTTCTTTGTTATCTTTAGACCCCTTCTGTTTCTTCTGGTTTAGGTCAAACCAAAAAAACAAATCTTTCAATTGTTTCGTTTGGCCTGTTAATTCATCAGCCTCTGCTTTGATAGTTGCTAACGCAGCTTCCTCTCCTTCCATTTCTACATTATCGGCATAATAATACAGAAAATCAAGCACCCTCTCAATCCTATCACAATAGCCGCCCACATCGAAGTCACTCATACCCGTTTCTAACCTCCTAACAGCCCATGTAACTGGCGATCTAGTACGAAGCCACGTTAGTGTACTCCCCCTAAACAAAATCCCTTAAACCACTTCCTCCAATGGGCAATTTTTCTCTTGGCTATTACCCTCACAGCAATCCCGATTATCCGGATAATTACAAAACGTCAACAACACATCACTTTCACTGGAATCCTCTTCTCCCTTCCAAACAAAAAACGGACAAATCGCCACACCCAATTTCGTTTTACAAAACTCCATTTATGAATCATAATAAGGTTAAGATTTCTATGCTCTATTAATATTATCGCACACCCGCAAACACTGACTGAAAACTAGACACAGCTTTATTTCGACGTAGATTGATTGTGCTTTCCGGCCGATCCAAATCCTCACCAATCTCACGATCACATTTGTATTCCATGTACCGCTTATGCAATAACAACCAATCAGAAGGGTTGAAAAACCGCTTCCAAAATTCTAATTCATCCTGTAGTTCAAACATGTTTGGTTCTTCTGGCCCCGATATCATACTAACCAATGTATTGTATTTACCATCCACTGCCATTTGACTAAATGGTATTTGGTACTTACGTGTTCCAATCTTTCTGGTTTTAGTAAGTGTCCGCACTTTTTCCAACATTGCATAATACATAACACTTTTAACATAAGTATCAAATGGACCTCGATCTTCATTCCATCGTTTGTGACACTTAACAGTAGCCATCAACGCTGCCCCCACCAAATCTTCACGATCTATCCACAATCTGCTCGTGTTAAAACAATATGACAATTGCCGTGCTGCGTTCATCGCTTCTGTTGCTTGATGCTCCGTCATCTGTCCATCCATGATTATCTCCTTATTCGTAAATGTGTGCTGCTTTTTCCTTGCGTATTAATTCCACCATCAACACGTACGACCAACCGTAACGATTGCATATGCTTTTCAAATACTTACAAGACGGATACGAATCTCCCGACTTCCAATGACTCACACGCATATCATCGACACCCAACAATTTTGCTAGTCGTTTGCCTTCCCCATATCCCCCAGACGCTTTCATTGCTTCCCGCAATACTTCTACGAAAGTCTTTGGATTACTCGATTCTTGGCCTGTTGTAATCCATTGAATCAGTGACTCCATAGTATGCATCGGAATAGCATGCATAGTCAAATCTTGAATAGAAGTCGAATCGGGTACTAATATTTCAAACACGCGACCACATCGTCGCAAAGATAATTTTGAAGATAGCTGAAACTCTTGATAAGCCATATTTATTCCGCAGGAATCCAAGCACAACGTCCATTTGGATGGTGTGGTATCAATCCATGGGCGTCTTCAATTTTGTAAACTTCCCCCTCCTGATCCGCACAATATGGACACACACGATCATCACCTGCCGTTGACCATTCTACTTTTGCAGATACCTCTTTCACGCCCAACAAAGTAAAACTATCAAGCTGTCCCTCAGCATGAGCGTAAACAATCTCTGTCCGTGCAATGGTTGATGCGCGCCCACGCGAAAGCGTCTTAATGGACTTTCGCATTTCCCTTGCCACTTTTCTTGCACCTTGTCCATGTGCTACACCATCAGCCAGAATCCGACCCAACTGATTTTTCATTGTGTCAGTCAAACCCTTCATATTCTCAAATGCTCGCTCGTACAGCATTTCGATTTTGCTAATCATTTCCGGCTGTAAAAAAGCACTCTTCAAAAACTGCTCCTGCGATCCACCATACCAAGCAGGAGACACTACCAAGTCAGCTTTGTGTACATCCGTATACGAACGCATCATTCCTTTGTGATATGCTGAATCAACATATGTTGCTGTCCATGCCTTTTTACCCAACACAGCATCGGTTTCCAAAACACCAGCGTTCACCTGCTGAGTAAGCCACGTTCTGAATTGCTTAACCTTCTGCGGATTAGTCAGAAACTTGTATTGATGGCGTATAGCGTTTTGCTGCATTGATAATTGAAAAGGTTTTGTCTCTTCCAAACCGAACGCATCCATCGTCACAATTAAATTCCACAACTCCTTATCCAACCATCGCAACCGCCTACGTATATCTCGCACATAACGCATCCGCAATGAATAAGTGCGGGAAGGATCTATATTCAACCAATGTGCTGGCATCGTCTTCCTTCCTTACGGGGTTTCTCCAAAACCATCCATGGTGTTTTGTATGTATGGGCTTGGGGTGTTTGAAGGTATGATTCAATAGGTTGCTGCAAACATCGCTCCAAATATTTACAACGCTTCCAATAATGCCCCATGCAATTGCCACCCCAACACCGCATCAATCCCAATCGTGCCGTACCTGAATCCAAAAACAAAAACTTCCAGCATCGCGTCAAATGTTTACGTTTCATACTTATCTCCAGCAAAAGCGATTCATATCCCTTATATTATCGCTTCTCACCAGATTGTAGTTGGGGCTCAGGCAATTCCAGATCTTCCAAATCATCTTCTCTGTCTACAACATTATCCCCAATAGCTTCTGCTTGATCTTCATCAAGACCCAAAATCGTAACCAAGAAATCCTTTTCCGATATCAATGCATCGACTTGGCCTTGCACATACTTAGACATAGCCTCTGTTTGGTCTTTTGCTGTTTCGGCTTTTTCCTTTGGAGTAGGTGTATCACGTTCCGGCCATTTAACGATGCATGGCTCCTCCGTCACAGGCAAAATACCTAACAACTGTAATCGCTCAACAAACGGTCGAATAAGTAAAGGCGTAACATAGTTTTTCTGCCGACCACACACACGCTCCAGCCACGTCTTTCGATCCTGACCACCTGCCAACTTACCTTCCTCAGTACCCATAAAAACGCGATACGGAACATCAATACCAATACAAATGAGCAGAATTTGGGATTTGATATACGGTTCCGGATCGGTTAATTTTGGTGAGATGTCTTGTGCTTTCATACCGGATGAAAATAAATAACGTTGCATACCATCATAGTAATCACTCAAAGCTTCCTTCATCTCAGTTTTTTGATCAGCAGTCAACACAGTGCCCGCTGGCACAATTTCCGGATCGACGCCCCAAGCAGTACCACTAATACCAGCACGCCAAAACATCTCACCACTACTGGAACTGATCTTACGCAAATCGAGAATATTATTGTAGACAGCTTGCAATCGAGACTCCCCAAACAACTCACTCGTCAAACGATTGTCCGCATAATGCAGTACTCTTGTCCAATGAATACGAATGTCCTTAGAAATACCCCCAGTACCCCCAGTAGTCACATTCTCCATCGTCACTTTGTAAAACAATGGCAATCCATAACGCGGACTATTGGTGCTAGTTTCTCGCTTTTCAATAGTTACAGCCGATTCGTCAAAACATTTCACAAACAATAAACGGTGTCCTTTTGTAGCACCTGCAAAATCATCAGGCATCACACCGTCTACAATTTCAACCGACTCCACTGGAGTATCCAATTTACCACCATCATCAATACCCAAAAGCATCAGACCATAACGACCAATCCCCGACAGCACATCCATGCGCTTCAAAAAATGCAAGACGTGTTTCTTTCGGCACAGCAAATCCCACGTCTTTTCAAACTCAGTCTCATCCTTTGTGTCCTCTGTTTCATACACATCCGGCAAACCCACCCAGCACTCATCAGGCCAAAGATTTACAACACGCCGCGCCACCCCATTACGATCAAACAACTTACGACATTGTGACGATTCAATATCTGCTGGATAGCGACATTCATAATCGATATCCAAACCAGGGCTCAAAAACTGCAACAACGAATTCACACGCGATTGAGATCGCAATACATTTTGGTACAGCCCCTGCAATTGTTGATTCTCGACTGATGTATCTGACGATTTTGCCTTGTGTATTACTTTTTTCTTGGCCATGATTTATCCTCACAATTACAAATTGTTGAATCCTATTTGGAATGTTCCCTGGCACGTCTGTCCAAATGCCCCGGATAACGCATCAACTTGATCCTTGAATTTGCTGAACGGAAAATATTGTATCTCACCAATAAACGGTGCGTGCCATGCCTCTGGCAATCCGTCAATGTACCCCTCCGGGGCCAAATACATGTTTCCACCATTCACTTGGGATGCTACCGGATCAGCACGCAACTCTTTACTGCCAGTAGGTCGATCAGCTACAATACGCCACCCAGCTAGATTGCGCATAGTGGCTTGTGCATCCCCCTTACCCGAACCCCCTGGTTCCTGTTCAATCCCAACAACCACATGTTTACCATCTAACTCTGCTCGCTGCCTAATTCGATTTTCCCGTGCGCGGCTTTCTAACCGAAATCGATCCACATGAAGAATGCACCAATTCCCATCCAAATCTTTGCCCAACCGCAATCCTACCGTCCAACAACCATCATCATAGGTGGCAGCTTTATCCCAATACCGAATCTGTTTAACCCATTTTCTAGGATTGGTAGGATCGGGAGGAGATTTGACAATCAATTTATTAGCCTGAAACATACCACCCCCGACGGGAACAGGTGATTGGTCATATTGACCCGCATACATAAAATCGCCACTTGCTTTGAGTTCCCGAAGTGCTGCCCGACCTAAACGTTTGGGGTTGAGCATTTTGTCTTGATCATAATAATATTTCTTTAGGCTCGCAGGCTTTACCAATGGCGATAATGTAGCAGGCAAACAAACATGTTTCACACGAATCTCCCCGCGTTCCGCCATATCCAAAAGAAATCCTGTAGGATCTTCTTGAGACAACCGCTGCATTATGAGTATAGTAGGCACTAAATCTATTGAGCGCTTTCTGGATGGCAATGCTTCCAGAATAAACTCTTTGACTGCTTTCGTTTCTGCAATAGACCTAGCTGCCCTAGGATTTAATGGATCATCTATAACCACCAAATCTCCATGCTTCCCAGTTATGCTGCCTTGTGTGCCCGCACTATATCTCACGCCACCAGCTTTCGTGCCATACGTGCCGACAGCATTCATGTCACCTCGAATTACAACTTCTGGAAAGCAATCTTTGTACTTTTCACTCCGTATCAAATCTCTAGCTTTACGCGCATGCCCCACCATCAAATTTTGCTCGTAAGAACAACCGATGAAATTCATAGATGGGTTTCTAGCCCATATCCATCCATGCAAAAACATCGCAAATATCGTAGACTTGAGACTGACCGGGGGGATATTGTATATGATATAATCATAACGTTTCTTTTTGCGTGCTAGTATTCGCTCCACTTCGCGTTGTGCATCCCAACACAAATACTTAATGTGCCAATTGGATTGGAGCGGTTCATTCTGTACGACTATAGGCCAAAACTCTTTCACGAATTCGTAGAAAGATTTCCGCGTAATACTCCGGATGATATCGTATTCACGAAACGAAATCATGCGACAACCTCAGCCTCTATCGCTTTCGCCTTACGTACATGTGCAAGTATTTGCTTCTGTATGGGCAATGGCAAATCCAAACTCTCCATAGGAAACACTTTATGATTGTGATCGATTTGGCCTTGTATATTAACATCCACAGACGCTTTATCCCCATACCCCCGTTTTTTCAATCGTGATCGCGCTACTGCCAATGTAGCCGACTCACTGCCAGCTTGCACTAAACGAATCAAACTGCTCTCAAACATATCGTCCTTTATGTCCTCAATTTCATGAACAAGCTTTTGAAAATCAGGATCTAAATACCATGTTTGAAATGTAGCTCGCTTAATGCCCACTTTACGACAAGCGGCCGCTATGGAAAAGGAAGATTTGACGAGAGCACACAAAAACAAATGTTGACGAAAATCTTTTCCGTAGTGGGCAAACATGGCTTCCACTTTTTCAATACCAACGTTCGCCCGATGCATACGGTCAAGCTTATGCCAAAGCTGCTTCATTGGCTCACTCAGCCTGTCATAAACATAATCCCCCATATCGTAAGTACACTTACGCGATTCCTTGCGCCAACGTCGCCCTCTGTGAATTGCATAACGAAACGTCGGACGTGTTTGAATCCAATTGTCAATCGTAGGTTTACTGATATTCAAAACTTTGGCTATCTGTGATAGCTTCAATCCATCACGTGCTAATTCATAGCCCACAATAGCCAATTCGGGTTTCCACTTCCTCATCCACTTTTTCTTGCCCCCAACCATTTGCATTGTACTCCTTCTAAAAACAAAAACCGAATATACACACATTAGATATACACCATATATACAAAATTACTATAATTTTCGCATAAAAAAGTATCGATTCTAAACTAATAACCCATATTTTAGATAAAAACTTACATTTCGACTTCTAAAAATCTAAGATTTCTAAGCTTTTCGCTTTACCCAATAAGCTACTGTAGATATACTAACGGTACCACAAACAAGGACTGAAATATTAACACAGGAGGTATCAAATGTCTAGTATGTCTTTACATAAAGACGTAACTGCTGACAAAGCTTTACACGAAGACATTTCAACCGAAACGTTTGAACAGTGCAAAAATCTAATGTACCAATACGTCTGGAAATTCTACAACCGCTATGGAGGCGATTTCAACGACTGGGTCAGTGAAGGTCATCTGATATTCATGAAATGTATAGTCTCATACAACAATAAATATGCTTTCACAACCTGGTTTACATTCAAGCTCCAAAAGGGTTTCATCTCTGTCATACGGAAAAAATTAGCACAATCGGTACCCAACATCACGTATAACACTAAGCTCACAAAGGCTCTAAACCCCGCATACCACACAACATTCTTCACCAGGCGAGAACAAGTATCTGATCGTACATGGACCCTCCACCAAGTAATCCAATATCCACCACGTGAACTAGATGGTGAAATTGACGCTGATGATCCAATCAATACACTAGATGCCATCATGTGGTACTGTGCTACAAAATTCCAATGGACAAAATTACAAGTCCTTGAAAGCCTAATCGAACTATGGGAATGCAGTCAACTATGACATCGCTATATAAATATCAAAAGGAAATAAAATGCCTACAGGAATATACCATAGAACAAAAACCCAATTGAAAGCGGTTAAAAAGAACCTCGCAAAAGGACGAACCAAAAAAGCCAGAAAGAAAGCAGCCAAAACACTTACAAAAATTGCTAAAGACCCGAAATGGAGATCCATGGTATCTGAAAATACAAAAAAAGCAATGCATGACCCAATAATTAGAAAAAAACATTTAGATGGGATGGCGAAGGCACACAAAAAATACGGTGTGAATTTCAAAGGTGGAAATGGACTGTCCCCTACTCCCATCATACGATTAGCTGATAGATTACTAAAACTTTGTGGATACGAAAGAGAACTTGCAGTAAAAACAAAACCCGTAAGATCCAAATTCAGAAACAAAAAACTGCCAGATTGTTACAAAATTGATTTTGGAAATCGTGAAGAAATGATAGCCATAGAATTTGATGGGCAGTGCCACCAATCCCTTCGACAACAAAAAATAGACAAGAAGAAAACAAAGGTTCTACAAGAACTCGGATGGACGGTTGTTAGGTTGAAACACAAATGACTAAACTATTCCCATATCAAAAGCAAGGTATATTAGCAATAGAACGGCTCAATGGCCGTGCGTTGTTGGCTGATTCCATGGGTCTGGGCAAAACCATCCAAGCTCTATACTACATTCGCCGAAATCGAGCAGCCACAACCCCTACGCTCATCATATCCCCAGCTATAGCCAAATGGGAATGGCAAGAGCAAGCACGCAAGCACGCACAACTCAACATCACCGTAGGCGAATCCTTTACCGCCCCCAAACATTTCGATCCGAAACGACACAAACGCATAGTCATCAATTATGAAATTGCACTGTACTGGTCACGATTCATTATCCGCCACATGCATCCACAATGTCTAATCCTTGATGAATCCCATTACATCAAATCTATAGATGCCGAACGCACCGAAATCATTCGTAAAATCGGTGCAAACATTCCCCACATCATAGCCATATCCGGTACACCACTACTCAGTCGCCCCATCGAACTGTTCCCTACCATCAATCTACTTTGGCCTAAATCCTTTCCCAATTTCCTATCATACGCCACACGCTACTGCAAACCCAAAATTACATTCGGACGATGGGACTTTACAGGTGCCTGTAAATTGCCATTGCTGCAAGCCAAACTAAAACGACTGGGAATGATTCGACGACTGACGAAAGATGTACAAAAAGAACTGCCCAACATACACCGAATCATCAAACTTGTACACATTGACAATGGGACTGAATACTCCAAAGCACGCGACGATTTCAAAGCGTGGATATCTAAAACCAAAGGCCAAAAAAAGAACCGTGAATGGAGCGCTGAACGATTAGTCCGCAATGGCTATCTACGTCGATTGGCAGCGCAAGGAAAAATAACCGCAATCATCGAATGGATCGAATCATTCCTGGAAGAGAATAACGGCAAACTTGTATTGTTTGCACACCACCACTTTGTAATCGATGCTATACTGAAACGATTTTCCAGCTGCGCCGTTTCCGTTTATGGAAAAACCGATGGCAAAGCAAAACACCGCATCGTAAAACAATTTCAAACATCCAAACGCATCCGCATATTTATCGGATCGTTGGCTGCAAAAGAAGCCATTACACTCACAGCAGCTAACACATTAGCCTTTGCTGAATTGTGGGATGTGCCCGGTTGGCACAAACAAGCTGAACAGCGCATCCGTCGAATCGGACAAAAAAGCAAACACGTGCTAGTCTACTATTTTATCGCCGAAGGAACTGTTGATATCGAAGTAGCCGAACGCATAGAAAGAAAACAAAATATTGTTACCCAAACGCTTGATGGTAAACGAAAAGATCAACAGCTAAACATTCACACATTATACCTCAGGAGCCAAAAATGAAACACCAAAAACATGTATCCATCCTATTCATTAAAACAGGAGAAACATTCCCGGAAGAACTGAAAAATGCTTTCTCCGCAGAATGCCGACGTCGTGGCACCACTATGACCAAAGCGCTGGCACGACTTATCCGTAAATGGCTACAAAACCCCACAGCATAAGATAAGGTTGACCCATGGATTTTGAAACACTATTACAATCAAATGGGATACGTATAGCACCAGAAGGGCACCACCATGCTAGATATGGGTGGTTGCAATTTGACTGCCCATTCTGTGGTACAAACAGTGGCAAATATCATATGGGCTATGACCTCACCAACAAATACGTCAACTGTTGGAACTGTGGTCACCATTCCATTATCGAAACCATGGCAGTCCTATTTGGCATATCTTATACTGAAGCCAAAACGATTGCCAAAAGTATTCGGCCGGAACGACAGAAACTAAAATCACACACAGGTCAATTCGTCAAACCGGCTGAAGTAGGCTCATTGCACGCCGCACACAAACGGTACATAAAATCCCGTGGATTCGACTGGCATCACATCGCTGAATTATGGTCTGTGCAAGGCATTGCCTTAGCTAATCCCGCTATGCAATGGCGATTGTTCCTACCCATATTTTATCAAGGCGAACGTGTCAGTTGGACAACCAGGGCTATCGATGCCAACATACGTCCCCGATATCTTTCTGCCAAACCAAAATACGAAACCATTCCACACAAAACGTTATTGTATGGGGAAGACTTCGCACGGCATGCAATCGTCATCGTAGAGGGACCAATAGACGCATGGGCTATTGGCCCTGGAGCAGTTGCAACCTTTGGTTTGTCCATCACCTCCGCACAAGTTCTCAAAATGTCAAAATACCCCATACGCGCCGTCTGCCTCGATAATACAAAAGAGGCACAAGCCACTGCCAGAAAGCTTGTAGACTCGTTGTCCGGATATGAAGGCGAAACGTACAATATACAATTGAGTGGAAAAGACGCAGCTGAATCGCCTTCCACTGAATTGGAACGAATCAGAAAGGAGATTTTAACATGAAAATCAAAGTTTCCAGAATCAAACCAAATCCATACCGGCGGATCAAAACCTATCCGATAGACGAAGATAAAGTCAAGCGGCTTGAAACCTCAATCCAAGAAACAACTTTTTGGGATAACCTCGTTGCACGTCCCCATCCTAAAAGAGAGGGATATTTCCAATTAGCATATGGACACCATCGACTTATGGCTCTCGAAAATCTGGGTATCAATACAATAGACATCCCAGTCCGTAACATCGACAATGCCACGATGCTCCGAATCATGGCTAATGAAAACCTGGAATGGAATCAATGCCCCGCCGTCATCAACGAAACCGTCCATGCCGCCCGTGATTTCTTGGACAGGGAACTGAAAAAGTATGCTACATGGGAAGAAGCTAAATGCCCTAATAAATTTATTAGGGCATTATTCACCGGAACAAAAGGAGACTTCAAACATTGCAAAAATCATGGTGTAGGCCAAACAACCATCCTCAAGTTCCTCGGCAAGAACTGGGAAGGTAAACGGTGGATGATTCAGGAGGCTTTAAGTCTCTTAGACAACAAAGATGATGTCGATATTGAAGCCGTAGAAAGTCTTGAGACTATGGGAAAGGCTCGGGAGTTTCACAAGGCTATAAAAGAGCACAAAATCCCAAAAGAACGACATAAGAAACTAGCGAAGAAGTGCAAAAATAAAGGCGATAAGAAAATAGGCCAACGCAGAATACGAGAGATAGTGCGGGAGGAATCAGACGATCCATCAATTGACTTGGAAAAGAAGTTCAATGAGATGAAAACAGCATCGAAGCATTTGCGTGAAGCAGTCGTAGCCTTTCAAACTTTCTGCAATGACCTGAATGTCACAACACTCAAAGGGATGGAAGTCGAAGCGGGCTGGATGGAACTTGCACTGTGCATGCGGACTATCAAAGATTTTGTGGCCTCTATGAAAGAATCAGAAGATGAAAACGAGTGAACTATACAACCGTCTATATGAAGCATTCCGCAACTTCAAAACAAAAAAACATGGAAAAGATTATTCAAACGACCAATGGGTGCAGCTATCCTATCTACAGGTTGACCGTGCTTTGGGTTTACCAAAAATGCCGAGTCGAAAGTTTCCAGGCCCCCGAAGACTTCACGGCCTACGTCGATCCCAACTGATCGGCAAAATTGACAAATACACCAGAAGACACGAGAAGCCATTCCGATTTGAAATTCTGCCGAAACAAGGCTGTCAGATTTGGCACACGTCAACTGATATTGCCCAATATGAAATCAGACGTGCAAACAAGTATTCTTTACACAGGGCTAAACTCAACAGAAAACGTCTGGACGATACTCTCATACTACCCGACATCGATCCAAAACACCGACAAATGATAAAAGCCAAACGAGCACGAGAATTAGCTGATGTCAAATCATACAATGAGATGGAAAAATTACTCGTCATGTACGAACAACCTCCATCAAAACAAAAAGCATTGCCCAAACCAAAATAGACATACAATATACAATTGAGCGGGAAAGACGCAGCCGAATCGCCTTCCGATGAATTGAAACGAATTAGAAAGGAAATTTTAACATGAGCGAAAAACAAAATCCAGAAATCCTGAAAGCTTGGAACGAAAGACAAAAGCTCTGGGCTGAAGGTGACAAGCTTTGGACGGAAGACTACAAGCTCAAAGCAGAAGGTGACAAGCTTTGGGCAAAAGGCAACAAGCTCAAAGCAGAAGGTGACAAGCTCTATGCAGAAGGCGACAAGCTCTGGGCAGAAGGCGACAAGCTCAGAGCAGAAGGCGACAAGCTCAGAGCAGAAGGCGACAAGCTCAGAGCAGAAAGCGACAAGCTCAGTGCTGAAGGCGACAAACTTTGGGCAAAAGGCAGCAAGATCCAAACAGAAGGAGACCTAATCTTCATCAACAAAGTCATCGAGATACATGGAAACATTGAAGTTGAATGGAAAGGGGGCGCCTGCTATCTCAACAATGGAGAAGTGTACGGCGCATAAACCGAAACACCAAAAAGCATTGAGATTTAACCATGAAACCTACCAAATCCAATAGCTTACGGCTCGATGGTAACACGATTGCTGAACTCCAACAATTCAACACCATCAACGAGCTTGCTGTGTATATTTTCATCCGCTATGCACAAGCTTACACACCCCAAACAAAATACAGCAGCAAAACGTTGGTGAAACTATTGAGCATTGAACGGGAAGCCATACAAAATGCCATACAAAATCTGATCAGTTTGGATTTGGTAGGTTGGAAGAAGAAAAAACCTGGTGTTGCTTTGGTATTTGCTATTGAAACTAAAACACCATCCCCCCTATATACCCCCCGACGGGAATATATCCCCCCCCCTAAAGGGGGGGTAATATATATTCCCTTTTCTGTGGTACGAAGTAAACACATACACCAAGGATTGCTAATACCTACATCACCAAATGATTACAAACATACACGTCAATACAAATTAGCCAGAAGGTTTTTCAATGCTATTCCACTCAAAATAAAAAGACGAATGAATAGATTGCCCAAGAAAATCGATGGACATCGAGACTTTCGTTCTTGGGCTAAGGAATTCGCGCATGTACTCAATCGCAATTTATACACTACCAAAGAAATTCAAGGCGCTATTGACTGGTATGCAGATCATGTACTAGAACCTTACACACCCAAACTATATTCCGCCCGACGATTTTGCGATGAGTTATGGCGTGTGTTTGAATCGATGGAAAGAAGTCACAACAATATGCAACGCCAAGTAGTTGTGCCAAAAAGTCGAACGATTCGTAGGAAGGGACGCAAAGAAATAGTCGAATTGCCATGGCTAGACCCAGAAACGCCTAGCAGCCCATATGAGCTGTGATATTTTTAAGGGTGTATAATGTTACCCCTGAGCCATAGAAAATCGATTGTACTGGCTGCTAGGCCCCTTATTAAGATAATATACGCTGCGATTTAATAGCCATAAAAGGATTCTACTGTGAAGATCCGGAAATCACGCAACTCTGCTGATGAGCATACAGTACTTGCAGCCATGGTAATGGATGATGTAGTATGCGGTCGTGTGGCAAGTAAATGGAAGTCTGATGCATTCAAATCGAAGTGGTCCAATCTGGTAGCAAGTTGGTGTGTCCGATATTACAACAAATATGAACATGCACCCAAACGTCGTATTCGCAATTTGTTTGAACGCTGGGCTGCAAAAACACAAGATGACTCACTGATTGAAAGTGTGGAAACGTTTTTGGAGGAAGTATCAGACGAATTTGTACATGATAAAATAAACACCAACACGGAATATGTACTTGATGCAGCAGGCCGATTGTTTAACAGCGTTCATCTGGAACGCTTGCGAAACGAAATCGAAGACAGTTTGGAAAATAGCGATCCTGAAACTGCCATCGAAACAATCACCAATTGGAATCGTATCAATCTTGGTGTGGGTGAATGGATCGATCCGTTTACAGATCAAGCCGTGTTGAAACAAGCGTTTGCACATTCTCATGATCCACTGATTCGTTATCCAGGTGACTTGGGTAAGTTTTTTGGTACACAATTAGAACGAGATGGATTGATTTCATTTGAAGGTCCAGAGAAGAGAGGAAAAACCTTCTGGCTTATGGATATGGTATTTCGCGCTGTATTACAACGCAGGCGTGTAGCATACTACCAAGCGGGGGATATGTCACAAGATCAAATTGTCCGTCGCATGGCCTCTCGCATTTCCCGTAGACCTATATACCCTGGTGTATTTCGATATCCCGAAAAACTGAAAGTGCAACATCGTGGGAAACTTACTAAAGCCAGAGCTATACGCACACGTCGAACATTCAAACAAGGACTCAGTTGGCGACAAGTATACAAAGATGGTACGTCTTTCATGGCTAACAAAGCAAAAAGTGATCACAACCTGTTGCGTCTTTCCATTCATCCAAACGATAGTTTGCACGTACGTGATATTGATACCATGCTCAAAGAGTGGCAGCGCGACGGATGGCCGGTGGATGTTGTGGTGATTGACTACGCAGATATTTTGGACATGACGTATAATGGCATTGAGGGGCGTGATCGAATCAACCAAACGTGGAAAGATTTGCGGCGAATATCACAAGTATACCATTGTCTTGTCATCACCGCTACGCAAACTAACAGCAGTTCATATCAAGCTACCGTTATCGACCGCCAGCATTTTAGCGAAGACAAACGAAAACGAGCACACGTTACCGGATCAATAGGTCTCAACCAAACGGAGGAAGAAAAGAAGTCTGGCATCATGCGTTTGAATTGGGTAGTCAAGCGCGAAGGTGCTTATTTTCCGAGCAAATGTGTGTATGTAGCAGGGTGTCCCGAAATTGGAAACTTGGCAATCCAATCGAGCTTCTGAAATTATCAGGTTTAGATTATTGAATTTTTTTCTGCTTTCCTGGGCCAATATAGGTGGTTTTGAACAATTTTTGCAACTTTTCAGATTTTACACTAGTCAACTTGCGATAATCATCGTAAACTATAGACAGTAAGAGACAAGTGAATACAGAACAGAAAGGGCAGAAAGATGGTAGTACATACAAATCCAATCACGTTGGAAGCTGAGCAGTACTTTGTTCACACAGACGAACGAACCGAGTACTTCGCCAGCTTGGATGCTGCTCAAGCCTTTATCGATATGCATTGTCTCAGCCGCATACACGGTAACAACGTTGAGCGTCTGCTGCGAACCAACGCTATCAAATAAAGTCAAACCCGAGCAGAAAGGGCAGAAAGATGGAAAACATGATCAGTAAAATTGCCAGTGACAACGCCATGCATCTTTTGGACTGTGCATCTGCACTAGAGGAAACCAAACGTGCGTACAAGATCGAATGTGACATCGATTTTGCAGCAAGTGATTTAGCGACCTCGCTCAAATCACTTCAGACCGAGATCAACGACTTGCAGGAATTCTTGAAGGGAGAACGCAGCCTCACCAACACCGGTATCAATCACTACGCAGACAATGTGAAAACTGCCGTGACCAAGTTGATGATCCTGATGCCACAGCGTAAACATCACAATCATCTACTCCAGGACTAAGTTAGAATGCCAGAATGGAAGAAAAGACTAATCTTGTGTATAGCAGCGTATGTAGCGTTGCTGTTTTGAAACAATGCATTAACCTCCTTTGGAAAGGCAACAATCATGGCAGCGAAAAAGACAAACAAAACCGCACCGAAGGGAACCCACAAAAGCGCCCCGAAGGCACCCAAGACTCTGGTCGTGACTCGCAAGAACGGTGTGAGCCTGATGAAGACATTCGGATTCACGGCACCCCACAAGCTCACCAACGAAAAACTGCTCATGCGGCTGCGTAAAATCGGTCAGTACATGGAAGCGTTTGAGGGCAAGCTGTCTGGTGATGATCAAAAGCTGGTGGACACCATTATCGCTGCTGGCGATAATATCAGCGTTGACGTCAGCGATCCGGCATTCGCTGAGCCGAAGAACCCGGACGGAAAGAAAACGGATACAAAAAAGAAGTCAGCCAAAAAGACGGCCAAGAGGATTGATTGCGTATGTGCCATGCTCAAGAAACTACCAGACAAGGGCGCTTCTATCGAGCAAGTGGCGAAGCTCGCCAACCAGATGTATGTGAAAGGTGGTGGGGATGACAATGTCAAACAGACCATCCATCACTTGCGTGTGGTGATGCCCACGCTCCAGAATTTCGACATTATCAAAGTTGAGGATGGCAAACTCTTTCCGGTCAAGTAAGATTCTTTCTGTTCGAAGCCCCGGTCGGTTTTATCACTCGCTGACCGGGGCTTTTTCATTGGCCTTCCAAATAGCCCCTTCTAAGCTGTAGTCCCTCCGCATCCACACCGATATACCCTCAAACGACATATAGCCCACTACGCGGGTCGTCTGTGGCCTAAAATCAAAAGGTATGGGCTGTGCCGGACGCCCTTTAGCCAGAATATTCTTTGTATTAGTCTGAATTCTCTTCTTTGCGATAATATCTGTAGAGTCCAGTTGATATTTGTTAGGAGCCAAATTCAATGAAAGAATACAAAAACCCGTTTTGCATACGCCACGCCCACATGAGTTGCCCACTACCAATAACCCTAGAATCCTATTGGGCTTGTGAAGCTGACTGCCATCACTGCCCAGGTCATAAGCTGAATGAAATATGGGGGAAAGAGCAACGAGTCACTGATCCAGTCAAAGCCATACACAAATTACACAACGCTCTGCGAAACCCCCACCCACGCAGTCCCCTAGCGGTTGCACTGGCCATGAAGAAGACACTCTGGCTGGGAAGAAAGACTGATCCCTACCAACCGTTGGAGGCTAGAACTAAAACCACTAGAACCATCGTCCGTGGCTTGAACAAATTGAAGTGGTCGTATGTAGTTTGCTCTCGGTATACTGATCTGATGAGGCGCGATGAAGATCTATTTCGTCAAGGGCAATCAACATTACTGGTGGAAATCACTCCAGGTGGAGAAAGTGATTGGTCTTTATTTGAACGTAAGCGAACTACCCCAATAGAATTTCGATTGTCAGCAGCTGCTCGTTGGAATGCTCTTGGTATAAATGTTGGTGTTCGGGGAGAACCTTTTATTCCCGGTTATCATACACCTAAACAATTTGAAGATATGCTGCGAAGGCTGAAAAGCTATGGATTGTATAGCTACAATACATACAATCTCCATCTGAACGAATACAATGCACGCAGGTTGAGCAGTATTGGATTGGACATAGAAAAGATTTGGCATCATAATCAAGATCGGTTGTGGCGACCGATACAACGCCAGCTTTGTGAAATAGCTGACAAACAAGGTATCATTCTAGGCTGTCCCGATTTCGTCAACGTGCCAAAAGGATGGTGCAGTCGTACCAATACGTGTTGTGGTGTATCTGTACCTAACCCATTCAAATTCAATACACACTGGTGGCGCAGGCTTTTGCAAAATGGTAAAACCCCTGAACAAACCATCAAGAAAACATGGGAAGGTATAGGTACAGAGGATGATCAGCAGGAAGGTCGAGCGATAATATTAGGAACGAGTAAAAACAAATATACAATAAAGGATGCTGAGTTATGATCTATACTATTGGAAACCAAAAGTTGGATATACCTGAAACCGGATCAAAGCGGAAGATACGAACACCACGTCAGGTTGTACCATGGCGGGACATGGCTGAAACTTGTCGCAATGTAGATGCAATTTGCAGCATTATTCAAAAACCTCCGTGTACAATTGTGGACGGTATAGCGCGTGCTGGATTTTGGGGTGCTGTGTTTCGTAACAGGTGGCCCAAATGTAAACTGCTGATGAATGGAGAGAAAGAAGATTGCATACGTGTTCTCAAACAAAATTTCCCTCAAGATAGACACGTTCAAAAAAATATCAAACATTGGTGTCCTCCCGTATCTGATTTAGCCATATTAGATTTTGATAAGTTCACACTGAAAAAGATGGACCAATGGGAAAGGGTTTTGTCTACATGGGCGGCAAGAACGCAGCACTTTATATTTGTGGATGGTGCTTGTTTTGGATTTAAGTTTGGTACATTAAAATCCTACAATATAAGCAATCCCAATGAGTATTACTATTTGTTGAACGAGCGTTTGAAAAAAATTATAAGCAAAAGAATTGTAGCTGTATCTGCATTTGGTAACGCTGCTACAATTCTTATGCAAGACCGACACCCCCGCAAAATCAAATTTGTACCCCCAACAAATTTATCTTTATCACGGGGAAATAAAGTCTACAAATTCAACCCCAATCCTAAAAGGTCTAGGCTTGGATTAGTTAACAAATGATAAATTGGACTGATGTATTGTCGGATGTTCAAGAGTTCAAATGCAAGAAAAAGACTCTTGGACAGCTAAATTGCTTAGCTGTTGATTCTCTATACGGATCAATGTGGGGACTCAATCATCGATACATGACTTTGCAGCAAGCTCTGACCAAAGATTTTTCAAGTATAACTGCTTACGCAATTCGTCGCATTCATCGCTTACTGGAAATTGGTCCTGTTTCATTTCGTCCTCGCAAACTTCCAAAAGTTCGTCGTATAGGATTCGGCACATATGGATGGAAGTACGACTCTGAACTCATAGCTTTAGCGGTCAAGCATAACCTTCTGATTGATACTGCCGAAGGTTATGGCTATGGCAAAGTGGAAACTGAATTAGGCAAAGCTTTGGTACATCACAACGCTGAAGTCACTACCAAGGTATCACGATCTCACATGTCCCCAAAAGCTTTGCCATCAGCTGCACTCCGCAGCCGTAACAAACTTGGACTTATTCCTCACTACCAACTCCACTTTCCTCATAGCCTATATTCCGATGAGCAAATTGGGCAGTCGTTAGTACAAGTCCGTGAATCCAAAACGATCCAATCTATTGGGCTTGGCAATTGCAGCGTAGATATGATTGAATCTATGCAAGCTTTTCTGTCAGATTATTCTGGTGATGTTATTCGTAGTGTTCAAATGCGATACAATTTGGCCGACCGAAGAATTGAAAATGCATTGATGCCTTATTGTCGAAAAAGAGGCATTGCGATAATAGCTTACAGTCCGTTGGGTCAAAAGTTTTCTACTTTGCAAACACCCACATTGAGTCATATAGCGCGGCGCTATCATTGTACGACGGCACAGATTGCTTTGGCTTGGGTGTTGCGAATGCCTGGGATTATACCTATCCCCCGTACTAATAATGTAGATCATTTGAAAGACAATATAAAGGCACTTAGTATTCATTTGACCAAAAACGAAATACACAAACTCAACAACGCTTATTTATGAGGATGTTATGGACTACTATGAATTGCGATCCGTTTTAAGTCGCATTATCCCACGTGAAACTTCATTGGTACCAACACACCATATGGTTAACGCCATAAAAGAAAAAGGGCGCAAACAAAACTACTCTGAATATAAATTGAACCAAGATAAATGGGTGAAACAAGAACGACTATTGAATGATCAAGAGATTTCTTCATTTATTGAAATCAGCTGCCGTGCAGCTGCGTGTCCAATGCCACTGAATTTGGATATCTGGGATGGTATTCTTTGTCCTTATGGATGTAAATACTGTTTCGCCAATCTATTTCGCGCATCTCTTTACACCGCCTTTTTTGATAATAGCAAAACACTAGGGCTGCGACATTGTAACCCTACAAAATACAAAAAGGAAATGGACAAACTTTTCAAGCATCGGGGAGAAAATCCACATGACGTTTCCAATTCTTTAGCCAAAGCCATCGCCATGGGATTGCCTATTCGCTTCGGAATTCGCTTTGAGGATTTTATAAAAGCAGAAGAACGACATGGCGTCAGCTTAGAGTTAATGAATTATTTAGCTGATCACAAATATCCCCTAATGATCAACACTAAATCAGATTTGGTATGTCATGATGAATATGTAGATGCCATGATTCGAACAAAATCAGCTGTTCACGTAACACTCATATCCAGTAACAATAAAATCTTGAAAGCGTTAGAGCCCAATGCACCTTCCTATGAACGCCGATTGGAAGCTATGCGAATTCTTTCTGCTGCAGGTATCAGAGTTGTTGCCCGCATTGAACCCTATCTGGTATATGTTACAGATCAAAAGGAGGATGTTGAAAAATACATCAAAGACGTTTGGGATGCAGGTGTACGAAACATCACCTTTGATAACTATTCGTACAGTGCGAAAAACCCAGGTATCCGTCAAGCGTTTCGGAATGAAGGTATTGATTTTGATCGGTTGTTTTTGTTGGGGTGTGATTCACAACCACTCAGCAGCTTATTGTTGGGTTCGTTTATGCAGATGTTTCGTGATGCAGGTTTCAGCTGTTCGACTTTTGACATGGGTAATGTTCCGGATAACGATCAGAATATATGTTGCGAAGTCGGTGATTGGTTTGGTTCCGGATTCAATTATGGTTGTGCTGTTATGGCTGCCAGATTCATTCAAAGTCGTAAAGGGCGTGAAACAACATGGAAGAATTTTGAAAGTTGGGTGGATGATCACGGAGGTTTTCTCCGTGATACATTGAAGCATGAAGTTCATCAACTGTGGAATTGCGAAGGGCTAGATGCATACAGTCATAGTTGGGCTAGAGGATTGGAAGCTGTGGGCAGCGATAGTTCAGGTTTAGTGTGGGTTTGGCATGATACGGACTTCCGATTGGATCTCTACGATAATATAGCTAGAGGTTTGTAGATTTCAAAGGTTGAACAAAAACGAAAGGTCTGATCATGGGTAAGGGACATACAGCACAAAACAGCAATTTAAGATTTACAAAGGCTGAAATGTGTTTACTTCTCAGTATATTTATACGGGGATGCCCGCCTCGTGTAATAAGATATATAGCAGAGATATTAGGTCGTTCGATTGAATCTATAGAGAGAGTAAAGCGTCGGTTATTATACGATGGTAGTGTTGAAGACTATGGGCACCCCCGTAGTTATTTGCAACCACCCAATTCCAACCCATGGACGACTTTAACAGGTTTCGCAAAGGAATACATTGAGGTACAATATTTTAATCCTCATATCAAATGTTCCGTTTCAAAAATCAGCCAAAAAACAGGAATTCCAGAAGCTATTATTCAAGCAGAAGTTGACAAAGAGATCATTTCAAGAAACCGAAAAATCAAGAGGCACAAAAAGTTACTATCATAACCATCATCTACTAAAAGGGACAACCATATGAGCAAAATAAATGATCGCATCGAAACTATATTTTCACATGCTGTTGCACTCCAGCAGAGTGGACGCTTACGCAATACAATTTATTGTCGAGGATCATTTGTCTACATCTTCAACCAAGATCATACAGTGTTGATGCGATTCACTATTCCCTCTGCAAGTGTCAAATTCAAACACCCTATAAGCTTCTTTGCCAACGACTATGACAGTCGTCGTTTCACGGAGAAAGATGGGTGCATTTGTTTTATCCAAACAAGTAGTGACAACACCCACGAATATGTGCGTGTAAAATCTTGCCGCGTCCCGAATTTCAAAACCACAGACATCAAAAAGCTATTCGATAAGTATGAATCAAGATTTAAGAAGGTCAATGGCGTTGAAATATCTGAAGCTTTTTGTCAGTTTCTCGACAGTGCTTTGAGCCATGTCGAATTCAGTAGTAAAGACGGAAAACTTATTGGCGTCCAGCGTAACATTTACACGGGTGCGGCAACAACAATCACACAAAATAAGAAGCAACAAAAACTTTTGACATCGGAATCAAAATTACGAAACTTCGAGCCTATCGGATTGCGAACCAATGACTTCACAGCAATATTTACATTTGCAAAGTCTGTACAATTTTGGTTCGGCCGCAAGGGCACCGTTCGTTTTTGCAGCAAAGATCCTCGTATGCCCTTTGTGGGTTTCATTAGCCAATGTATGTATGATGAATTAGGAGTAGACTATGGGAGGTAAATCACGAAAGACCGGGGGCATCAGTCTCAAACTGATCCAGAAAATAGCAAACCGAACCAATACAGGTAAAAGCTGTGGAACCAAAAAAAATCAATCAAAACAGCGTCTTGGTTTATCTGAAAATTCTACAGATGACAAAGGTTCATCCTAATTTTTGGACAAGCAAAGACTATTTACATTACAGCGAAACTCCTTGGATTGAAAAGGATGGATTGTCTGGGTGGTGGGATGAAACAGAATGGCTGATTCCACCCTTAGATAATTTTGGATGTTTTGTAACGGCAGGTGTAAATGTATACGCTGGATGGCCTCAAATGCATAACGAGGATACTGATAAGTTTGTAGACCACCAATTCGTTTACAATCCTCAGGATTTCCTAAAAATGGAAGGTCATTCATGGCAAACCTTCCGTAAAAACGTACGGAAGTTTCCTAGGCGAAACTCAGGTGATTTACAATACAGACGGTTCGACAACGAAGAGGGTTTGGAAAAATTGCTTGTGCTTTGGGCTCAAGGCCGAACAATCTTTGATCCCGATACTATGGTAAGAACTATAATGCGTAGTCCCAACCGAAAAGGATTGTTCTTGAATGACTGTTTGATTGGTGTCAACGTATGGGATGAAAACTGGATGTATGTGAACTACCGTTACTGCATTGATGATAGTTCAGGATTTCTCAATGAGTATTTGCGATGGAGGTTTTATACAGATGAAGAAATTTTGAACAAAACCAAATTAGTCAACGATGGAGGTTCACTAGATTCTGATACACTCTATCGTTTCAAAATGAAACTCAACCCTGTAACCGTATGGAAAGTCTATAGTATTAGGAGTATTAACAATGGCTAAAATCAAACGTGAACTATTATTGAAAGAACTGAATTCAGTCGTTCCCATAAAATTCCATGCGATAATATATTATAATTGCACACGTGTTTAGACTACGAATTATAGAAAGAGCTAATATGGGCAAGCCCAAAGTGCTTAAGTATAACCTCGAAAACATACCAACTCGCAAAGACGTCTTCGGCAATGAACGAAAAGACTTATCGGTCAAAGGCCGAATAGGATTTGTACCAATATCTATTTGGCGGTGTGATTGGGGATTGGTTAAAAAACTGAAATGCATAATTGGCGATTTTGGTCAGGTCCGATCATTAGATCAAACACAGTCTTCGGGAATTTGCGGGCATAGACATAAATCTCAAAATGCACGCACGTACGAAAATACATACTGTCACAGTATGCAAAACAAATCTACGGGTGGTTGGCACCGAATCGGTTCCCGATATGGAGATCGCAGCACAGACGCTGATGATAACGTTTCCATATTCAATCCGCATTTAGCATTGATGATTCTTTCGGCGTACTGTCCAAAAGGGGCATACATTTACGACCCATTTGCTGGGGGTGGCACGCGCGGATTCATCGCAACCGCAATGGGATTCAAATATTATGGGCGGGAGATACGTCAAATCGAAGTAAATCGGATAAAACGAGTCCAAAAAAAATTGAAACTCAAATTTCATATCTTCTGTGCAGATGCGAAAAGCGATCCACCAAAAAATGAACGGTTTGACTTTAGTTACACATGCCCCCCATATTGGAATATGGAAGTCTATTCCAATTTACCGGATGACATTTCTAATGCCAATACATACCAAGAGTTTCTCTCTGGTATGAAAAAAGCGTTGATCAGTACATACAAAGCCCTTAAACCCGGCACGTTATCAATTTGGGTTGTTGGAAATTTTAGGCAAGGACACAGATTAATTCATTTTAATGGTGATTTGATACACAAAGCAGAAGAAGTCGGTTTCCAACTTCATGATGAAATTATTTTCTGGGGAGGATCTGGACGAGCAGGCCTCCGCTCGGGGAACTTCGTAAAAAACAGAAAGTCAGTTAGAATTCACGAATATGTAATAATACTGAAAAAGCCGAATTAACCAACATGTAGGAGTATTAACAATGGTTAAAATCAAACGTGAACAATTATTGAAAGAACTGAATTCAGTCGTTCCCGGGCTATCAGAGCGCGAGATTATTGAACAATCATCATGCTTTGTATTCAAGGACGGAAACGTTTACACATTCAATGACGAAATAGCTTGTTGGGCTAAATCCTCTTTGGACATCACTGGAGCGGTATCCGCTAAAAAGCTGATAAGTCTACTGCAAAGTATGTCTGAAGAAAGGCTGGACGTCAACGCATCCAAAAACGGCAAGCTGGTTATCAAGGGGATACACAAGCGAGCTACATATGCTCTTGAATCTCGTATCGCTCTGCCCATTGATTCTATCAAGAAACCCAAAACGTGGAAATCACTACCATCTGATTTTCTCGAAGGGCTGTCCCTAGTAGCTGATTGTGCAGGCCGAGATGAATCAAACTTTGTTTTGACTTGTATCCATATCGCACCAGACAAACTTGAAGCAAGCGACAACGATCGTGTAGCTAAGTTCATCACAAAAACCCGCGTGCGTAAATCCATGCTTATCCGCAAAGACACCATCAAACATCTGGTCGCTGCCGGAGTGACTTATTTTGGAGAAACATCTGATTGGGTTCACTTTCGTACCGGCAAAGGCCCAATCATTTGTTGCCGACGATACACCGAAAGCTTCCCTAACACAGATAAGGCTTTTCAAATCAGCGGGAAGAAAATGAGCCTGCCGGAAGGGTTGGAAAAAGCTTCTCGTCGTGCTGCTATTTTCAGTGCTGACAATCCAGAAGACAGTGACATATTTGTCACACTCACTACCAATAGGGCCCTGATTAGAGGCACAGGCACAGGTGGGGAGTTTCAGGAAATCAAAAAGATAGCGTATACAGGAAAACCCTTAACCTTTTTGATTTCTCCCACACAACTGATTGCATTAACCCGCAAGCATAACAGCTGTATTGTAGCACAAGAAAAGCTAAAATGCAAAAGCGGACAATTTGAATTCGTAGCTGCGTTGGGTGTGACTCCGCAAGAAGATGAGAATGTGTAATGCAATAAAACCCATACGAATCATTCATCAGTGCTTATCTCAAAAGATTGAGGACCAAATCAAGCTATGAAAAAGTTGGAAGAAATGTGATGAGAAAAGGATTCTTTGTCCCAAGCGACATATCCACATCCAAATCTATGAGCACAACCCCTCGTTGTGGTTTGTGCAATTTACATCGTACATGCATACATCCCAAGATGCCGCCTACGGGTAAAGGCCACAAACGATTATTGTTTGTGGCTGAAGCTCCAGGTGGTTTGGAAGATGAAAAGAACACACAACTCATCGGAAAATCTGGGCAGTACTTGCGATCAATGTTGAAACGTTATGGAATAGACTTAGACAAAGATGCCCGAAAAACGAATGCTGTAATTTGTTGTCCACCAAAAAACGAAAAGCCAACAAGCGTTCAAATTGCGGCCTGCCGTCCAAACGTGCTGAAAGAAATTGTACGTTTCCAACCTACCTGTATCGTATTGTTAGGTGCCACAGCAGTTGAATCTGTCATACCTATTTTCTGGAAAGACAAAGTCGATGCATTCTCACGATGGACCGGATGGCAGATACCAATACAAAGCAAAAACGTTTGGGTGTGCCCTACTTATCATCCAGCGTACATACTACGCAAACCGGGAAAACAATACACACTGCTTTTCAAACAACACATCAAGGCTGCTGTCAAATTGCAAAAACCACCATGGGTAAAGGTGCCAGATTTCAGTACTGGAATTGAAATTATCACATCCCCATCACAAGCGGGTCGATACCTACATCAACTATATCGATCTAAGCCCACACACACCACCTGGGACTTGGAAACGTCCAGCCTGAAGCCTGATACCCCTGGATCGGAGATCGTTTGTTGTAGCGTGTGTACGGGGCCAGAAACAGTAGTGTTTCCCTGGGCTGGCGACGCAGTAGACGAAATGTTAGAGATTCTCCAAAATCCACACATCCGAAAGATAGCAGCCAACAATAAGTTTGAGCACCGTTGGATTCTACACAAACACAAAGTGCACGTAAATGGTTGGTATTATGATGTAGTGCTTGGGGCACACGCTTTGGATAATAGACCAAAAGTCACAGGTGTAAAATTCCAATCATTTGTGCGACTAGGGCAACAAAGTTACAATGATCATATCGAACCATACTTACGTGCAGCCTCGTACAAACTCAACAGAATCCTTCAACTGCCTATTACTGAAGTAATGTTGTACTGTGGAATAGATTCAAAAGTAGAAAACGAATTGGCACTAATACAAATACCCGAACTGATAAAACAAGGAAAGGTTCACCGACGTGCAATGCAAACCTATAACGCATGACGGATACCATTTGTTTCAACAAGGATCGATCACACTGGCTGAAATGGAGTGTAACGGATTTTGTATTGATACCGCATATATAGCACGTGCCCAAAAACATTTAAGCGTGAAAATTCAAACGCTTACAGAACGCATGAAAAAGGATAAGGTCTATCGTGTTTGGAAACGAAAGTATGGCCTTAAAATGAACTTTGGTAGTAGGGAACAATTAGGAGATATTGTTTTCAACGAACTTAAATTGGCGGAAGGCACGAAGACTAAAACAGGGAGGTACAAAGCCGACAAAGCAGCACTTGAAAATATCGACGTGCCCTTTTTAGAATGGTATACTAAACTCGAACAGTTTAAGAAAGCTAAAGGTACATACCTTAACGGAATTCAACGACATACAGATTCAGAAGGTTTCATACATCCATTTTTTGGTTTGGATACAGTCCGAACATTTCGGGGCTCGTGTGCTGATCCGAATCTACAAAATATACCAGTCCGCGATCCCATTATCAAAAAACTCATACGTCGTGGATTCATCCCACGCGAACCGAATAGACATATTGTGGAACATGATTTCAGCGGTGTAGAAGTAAAAACGGCTGCATGCTATAATCACGACCCAACACTTATCCAATACATTAAAGACAAAAAGTCTGACATGCACCGAGATATGTGCATGCAAATCTATTGTTTGACCCTGAAAGAATATACAGATGCCTTGCGCCACTGTGCAAAAAACATGTTTGTGTTTCCCGAATTTTACGGCGATTGGTATCTTAGTTGTGCTCAATCGTTATGGTATGCTGTGCAACGATTACATCTGAAAACAAAAACAGGTGAGGATGTGTTTAAGCATCTTCGTCGTCACGGCATTACAAAGCTAGGCCAATGTATTCCAGGGGAAACCCCTTTACCCCACAGCTTTGAAGGCCATATCAAAAAGGTTGAAAAGGACTTTTGGGAAAACAGATTTCGTGTGTATACAGAATGGAAATGGGATTGGTGGGAAGACTATTTAGATCGCGGATACTTTGATACCCTCACAGGCTTTCGTATTTCGGGTGCTATGGATCGCAAGAAGGTCATAAATTATCCAATCCAAGGATCTGCATTTCATTGCCTTTTGTGGTGCCTAATTCGCATCAATAAACTGCTGCGAAAATATAAGATGAAGACAAAACTGATTGGGCAGATTCACGATAGTGTAATTGCTGATGTCTTGCACCGTGAGTTGAAAGACTACATTGAAATAGCCCACCAGGTCATGACAATTGATTTACGCAAACATTGGAATTGGATTATTGTTCCAATAGGTGTCGATGCAGAAGTAGCACCAATGGGCCGAAGTTGGTATGAAAAGAAACGATATACATTATGAAAGATAAGAAAGAGAAAAACACCATGGAACTCTATCGTAAATACAGACCAACAAAATTACAAGACGTATGTGGCCAGCCACAAGCAACCAAATCATTAATGGCCATGGTGAAGAAAAACCAAATACCACACGTAATGATGTTTGCAGGTCACTCAGGATCGGGTAAAACTACGAGTGCCCGAATCATGCGAAGATATATCAAGTGCGGGATACGAGATTTTTCAGAAATGAATTGTGCAGACATTCGTGGTATCGATGCTGTACGGCAAATCCGCAATTCGATGCACTTGAAACCTATGAATGGTAAGTCCAAACTCTGGCTGATTGATGAGGCTCACAGATTAACAGGGGGCGCTCAAGAAGCCATGCTCAAAATATTGGAAGACGTGCCATCCCATGTATATTTCATTTTGTGTACTACCGATCCAAACAAATTGACACGGACGGTACGTGACAGATGTTTTCCAATCAAATTCAAACCACTAGATGCAACTGCAATAAAGCTATCATTGTCTCGTATCGAGAAGCTGGCCAAAATACAAATCAATAAAAAGGCCCAAGCTAAAATCGTGGAGCAAGCTGATGGTTCGGCACGACGTGCCATTGAAATGTTGGAAGGGGTTTCACTTCTGGATGGTGAGAAAGAACAACTGGAATGGTTGGAAGGTGCGGCAAACGAGCAACAGCAAATTATTGACCTCTGCCGTTTGTTGTTCAACTTCAAAACAAATTGGAATGTTATTGCTAATATTCTGAAAAATTTGGCTGGTGCTGACGCTGAATCTATTCGGTGGGCTGTTATCGGTTATGCCCGTGCTATTTTGCTAAAAGGTAATCGCCGAGCATTGCAACAACGCGCTTGTCACGTTATTCAAACGTTCGAAGGCAATTTTTATGATAGCAAACATGCAGGATTAGCAATGGCATGCTATCAAATCGTTGTTGAAGATTAGTGTAGCGATAATATAGGTAGAAATGGAAACAGATTAGAAAGGAGCTAATTAGTGTGAAGACAAGTGCTAAAAGAATCCTGAACCCCGATCCCACACAATTGGATAGGGAATGGGTATTGCAGCCGAAGCTATTGCTTGAATTTGCTGATCAGTTAAGTGCCAAGAAACGGGAGTATGACAGACAAAAAGCTTTGAACGATATAGCCGATGCTAAATTGTCATTGCGAATACGTTCAAATCCGAGTAAATACAAACTCAAATCAGTAAACGAAACAGCAATCAAAAATGTGCTGTATAGTCACCCAGCTTATGCCAAACGCGTGATGCTACTAATTGAGTTGCGAGAAGAGGTAGATCACTTGGCCAATATAGTAACAGCCATTGAGCACCGCAAACGCGCACTGGAAGGCTTGGTATCATTGCATGGTCAAAAGTATTTCAGTGTACCACATGCGAATGAGGAGGGAGCCAAACAACTGCAAAATAATCGTACAAGACGTGTGGCAAACTGCATCGACAAAAGTTACAAAAAACGACGTGCTTAAAATGAGTGCTATAACTATATTTATCCTAATTGTAACACCTGTTGTGTTACCTATCATTGCATTCGGCATTATGAAATATGGCACGTTTGGATATCTACGCGGCAAAATGCTAGCACGTCGATTGAAAGACGAAACTGAAAACATAAGAAAGGACAAAGCATGAAACGCAAACGATACAAACGTGGAATGGCTTCACGTGGATCAAAACAGGCCGCAAAAAGATCGTCTGAGTTGTATACCAGTCGCGCTTTGGCTTTGCCGAAAAATGTAAGTATGCTACAAATCAAAAGTGACGATCCTGTTCGTATCGATATTTTACCTTACATGGTAGGTGAAAACAATCCGTTTGCCGATCCTGGTGCTTTTTCCTTTGAGCGTACATATTGGGTTCACAAAGGTATAGGACCAAACAATGATACTGTTGTCTGCCCAGCAACAGGTCCCAAACCCTATGGGCCATGCCCCATATGTGAACATCTGGCTATACTACGCGAAGACGTTGATGCCGATGAAGATTTTATCAAATCACTAAAACCGAAACGTCGGCAGATATTCAACGTGATTAATACAAAAGATCGAGAACGGGGTGTACAGATATTCGATATTTCTTATCATCTTTTTGGCAAGCTACTTGAAGAGCATTTGGATGATGAAGAAATGCAAGAACAACTTGAGGACTGGTGTGAATTTGAAGGAGGTAAAACCCTAAGACTGGGACTAAATGAAAAAACATACAACCGCCAGAAGTTTTTTGAAGTGAGTCGAATCAATTTTCTGGATCGCAAACGTGATTACAATCCAGACCGTATGCTGAAACAAATTGTGTGCCTTGATGGCATCATCAAAGTGTTGCCGTACAAGGAAATCAAAAAGTTGTTTCTCCGAACTGGAGAATCAAAATCGGAAACTTCTAATAGAAGGAGCAAGAACGTGAAAGCAATCAAGAAAATGTCAGCCAAAGAACTCAAGAAGTTCATCTACATGAATGACTTGGACGTGGAGCCAGATGAGTTTGACAAACTCAGTGACCTCCGTGCTGCTGTAGCGGAAGAGGTAGCTGAAGCTGCTGGGACACCATCGAATGACAAGGCCAAGAGCAAGACGAAGAGCAAGGCCAAGGAAGCCGACGAGTTCGATGACGAAGACGAATTCGAGGATGAAGACGAGGAAGAGTCTGACAACGACGAATTCGAGGATGAAGACGAATTCGAGGATGAAGACGAGGAAGAGTCTGACGAAGACGAGGAAGAGTCTGACGACGACGAGGAAGAGTCTGACGACGACGAGGAAGAGTCTGACGACGACGAAGACGACGAGTTCGAGGAGGAGGAAGAGGAAGAGGAACCACCCGCTAAGAAGAAATCGGGCAAGAAGAAATCGGCCAAGAAGACGGCTAAGAAGAAAGGCAAGCGCAGGAAGTAATCCGTAGTTTGACTCAGCCGAACGAATACCGAATGCTGGGCTGGGATGTGTAGTCCTGGCCCAGCATTTTCTTTGAGATAATTCTTATGCGACGTAAAACTAAAAAAATCGTCAAGCAGTTTTTTGCGACAGACTATAACCGTGTGGGTCTAAAGTATGGGCTCAGCACAGGTAGCACTATGTTGAATCTTGCATGTAGTGATAATCCATCTTATGGGTTTATCAAAGGGGGATATTATCTTATTGTGGGAGACAGCAAAAGTGGTAAAACATGGTTGTCGCTATCGTGTATGGCTGAGGCTGCACGTAATTCACGATTTGCCAACTACCGTTTCATTTACGATAACGGTGAGGGTGGAGCCATGATGAACTTGGAAAAGTTCTTTGGTGAGAAAATGGCTTCCCGTATAGAGCCTCCAGAAATAGACAAACAAGGAAATGCTGTTCACTCATATTTCCTGGAAGACTTTTACTATCATGTGAATGATGCTTTACAAAGAGAACAGCCATTTATTTATGTGCAAGATAGTGCTGATGTGTTAACAAGCCACGCCGAGGAAAAGAAGTTTAATGAACAAAGGTTAGCGCATCGAAGAGGCAAAACACCAGCGGGTAAAATGACTGATGGCAAAGCTGCTATCAACTCCCAAGATTTGCGTCGTCTGCTAACACCGCTACGTCGAACGGGTAGCATACTAATCATCATAAACCAAACACGCGCTAATCTAGGTTTTGGATATGCAGAGAAAACACAGAGCGGGGGAAAGGCTCTGACATTTTATGCTGGTATCGTGATGTGGAGCAGCGTCAAAGGCAAAATCATCAAAACAATAAAGGGCAAGCCACGACAGATAGGCACATACTGTGATGTGCGAATCCAAAAAAATCGAATCACGGGGAAAGACCGCCGCGTGATTGTGCCTATATATTGGAGTTGTGGAATCGACGATATTGGTGCTTGTGTTGATTTTCTGGTTGATGAAAACCATTGGACCAAACCGAAAGGCAGCAATATCATTACAGCCCCCGATTTGGATCTTAAGGGAAAACGGGAATCCCTAATCAGAATCATTGAGCACAGGGGGCTTGAACGCGACGTACGGGAGACTGTAGCTGAGGTATGGGGTGAGATAGAGTCAGCATGCAAAATCAAAAGGAAGCCAAGATATGCTTAACAATATGAGCAATTCAGAAGAAATCGATATTGAGCGACATTGCGGAAATTGCGTATATTATAAACCATCCGTACAAGCAGGCCAAAAAGGATTTGGTACATGTGCATACCCGATCCCCGCATGGTTGTTAGTTATGTTCTACAAAAGCCGAATGGTAGGTTTGAGTTTCGGGCGCGATTGTGATTGCCACAAACTAAAACCACCCACCCCAAAAGCAATATAGAATTGAGTGCTGATATGAAAAAGAGTTGTGGTACATGTAAATTTTCATCTCCCATTACAAAAGTGAAATATCTTGCGCCAATAGGCAAAAAAAGACTGTTATGTAATTGGATATATGAACATAACATCCCAAGTTCCATGCATATATCCCAATCATATATGTTTGAAGATGAAGGTTTTTGTTGTCCTTGTTGGAAGGAGAAACCGTGAACCCTTGGCTGTTGTTAGATGTCAATTTCCTGTGCCACCGTATACGTTACACCATGCCCGCATTAACCTATGATGGTAAAGCAACCGGAATCATCTATGGTTTTCTCCAAACAGTTCTATATCTACAAAAACAATTTGAAAGCAATCGTGTTGTTTTTTGTTTTGACTCACGATACAACATCCGCACCGATCTGCTCCCAACATACAAAGCCAATCGTAAAAGAGAATTTGTAGACGAAACCGAACAATTATTCATCAAAGACTTTCGTCAGCAAATAGCTATGCTACGTACTAAATATTTGCGGAACATTGGATACGCCAACATATTCCTTCAAACTGGATATGAAGGCGACGATATCTTAGCATCCATTGCACGCCGTATTCCCAAGCATCAAACGGCTATCATCGTTACGGCCGACCACGATTTGTTTCAGTGTATTCGGGGCAACGTTTCAGTTTACAATCCAACCAAACGTCAAACCATGAATCCCCAAAGGTTTTACAAAACATATAGAATCAAACCTAACCAATGGCATGAAGTAAAAGCTATCACAGGGTGTTCATCCGACAACGTCAAAGGTATATCTGGAGTGGGTGAAAAAACAGCCATTAAATATCTCCGCAAAGAAAAAATCAGTACGAGATTATACAACTGCATTGAACAGTTCAAACAAACCAGCAACTACAAACTCAATTTAACATTAGTCACATTACCACTTGATGGTACTATGCATTTCAAATTGAGACCCAACAAATTCTCTCGTTCTAAGTGGAACAAGCTTATGCGGAAACTTGGCATGTATTCATTAGATCGGAAACCAAATGGCTAAGAAACGTGGTATGGGCAAACACAAAGGCAATGCATTTGAGCGAAAAGTCAGCAAGCAATTATCGCTCTGGTGGACACATGGTAAACACGACGACATCTTTTGGCGTACTGATACATCAGGGGGCAGAGCAACTATAAGAAAAGGCAAACGAACGTACGGACAGCACGGGGATATCTGTGCGCGGCACGAAAGCGGAACGGCTCTAACAGAGCTTTGCACCATTGAATGCAAACATGGATATGTAAAAGACAGTCTTGCCGATTTGATAGATCGGCAAGAACGACAAAAGCCTACATACCTCAAATTCATCATGCAGGCTACCAAAGAAAAACGATCAGCAAAAACACCATACTGGTTGTTGATAACGCAGCGAACCGGACGCGAACCTTTGGTTTTGTTTCCGCACGATATGTTGATGAAGTTGTTTCAATACCAAAGCCATTTCTCATTTTTTAATCTTAGTCCGAATTTCAGACTGACTATTAAAGTTCCAGACAAAAAAGAAGCTGTATGGATTGCCGGAACTTCACTATCCGAATTTACCCGTTGGATAAATCCTAAGTGTTTCATTCTGTTACATGACAAATGGAAACACCATTTAGCCAGAAAGCGCAAACAATGTTACGATACGAAAAACTCAATCAGCTAATTGAGCAATGGACACGCGCTGAGATTATGGCTCGATATGCTTCTTGGGGCATGCATAACGAATGGGGTGACTATTTTCAACAGGCACTTGAGTTGCAAGGTAAGATACGCAAGCTGGCGTTGGGCAGCGATAATATACTGGAGCTAGGGTACAAGTGGCATTTGATTCCCATACCCGAAGATATGCATACAAAAGTTGTTAGCTTAGATGCAAAGCAGAGAAAGAAGGCCAGACGAATGCGTATAGTCCATTGCAAAAGAGAAGACTACGATGTGTACATCGGGCGTTCGTCCAAATGGGGTAATCCATTTCGGATAGGCAAACATGGGACGCGCAAAGAGGTCATAAACAAATACCGCCGATGGATTCTACGACAACCAAAACTTTTGAATTCATTGGATGAGATTTGTGGCAAAGTCCTTGGCTGTTGGTGTCCCCCAAAACCTTGTCATGGTCAAGTGCTGATTGATTTATGTATGCGCGATTCTACCAATATTGGAGATGAGTTAAAACTCAAACGGAAAAAAAGTCATGCTAGGAGGCATTAGGATATGAAATGGGAACCAAAAACCTATTATGACAACAAAGCAGTAATTGTGTGGGGATTAAACTTGACTGCCGAGCAAATGGATAGGTTGAAGAAAGGTGAAATATTTTATCGCACCAATCCTAATGGAGAAGTGCAAACCATTTTTATGGATAGTTACAATCAAATCCGAGAATCATGCCAGTTCAAAAAAACGGAAAAACCGTCATGTTGAAAGGCATTAGGATAATCAACCACAGATCGAACCACTCCCTCAAACTTTTATTCAGTAAACATGTGACTACAATCTGTGGTGAAAGCTTTCAAGGCAAAAGCAATGTCTTACGCGCACTCAAATGGATAGCACTAAACAAACCGGCTGGCATCAGCTTCATATCCTGGGGGCATAAAGAATCTTCTGTCTTACTTGCGACGGACAAACACCGCGTGCGAAGAACACGCAGTAAATCGAAAAATACATACGAACTAGACAAACAGGAACTACATGCATTTGGAAATAGTGTACCTGACTCCGTACAAAATGCTCTACGTTTGTCCGATCTCAATTTTCAAACCCAGCAAGAAATACCGCATGGTAGCGGACCGTTATTCTGGTTTGCACTTTCATCTGGCGAAGTCAGCAGACGATTGAACGCTGTTGTAAATTTGGATTTGATAGATCGAATCCAAACGAACGCACAGAAAAAATTACGTACAGCACAAACGCTTGAGCGTGAATACGAGCGAATCGTTGAAGAGGAAAGGAACCAATCTGAACAATTAGCCTATGCCAAACAAATGTTCCACGATTGGCAATCCATACATCAACTGCATACTGACATCCAGAGAATAACACAACAACGGAATGAATTGAGAAAGCTATTTACAGATGCTCAAAACCAAAAACAAAAAGCTGCAAAGCTGAATAAAATTCTATCAGCTTTACAAAAGGACTTTGCCCAATTTGAAACTTTACGACAAACGATAATAGAAACAGAAAACGACCGTGATAGTTTGCGTATAATGATTCAAAGAACTCAACGAATGCAAACTATGATGTGTGAATTGAATGAGCAAAAAGAAACAACAGAACAAAGATACAAACAAAAGATGAAAGGCCGGTGTCCCTTATGCAATCGAAAGACTTAGAAGTTGCTGCTATATTTTGTAGTGATTTGCACCTAAGCCTTAACCCGCCAATCTACCGATCCAAAGAACCAGATTGGTTTGCAGCTATGTCGCGACCTTTATGTGAATTGCGACGGTTGCAAATCAAACATCACTGTCCCGTTATATGTTGTGGTGATGTTTTTGATAAATGGAAAGCAGAACCGGAACTAATCAACTTTGCCATAGCACAACTACCAAAACAATTCTATACTATTGCCGGACAGCACGATTTACCAAATCATTGTGTGGAAGATATACACAAAAGCGCATTATCTACGCTATGTCTTGCCGGTGTTGCTTGTATATTCAATACACTGAACTATTATCCATTCGCTCCTGATTTTATATTGAAATCTGCACATTATGGTCAGAAACTAATAGAAGCTTCAAACCATAAAGAAAGCCCAATCAACATAGGTGTAATCCATCAATACAATTGGATTCCACAACATGGGCACCAAAAGGCGAAAGACAAATACAAAGTAACATCACGCCGCAAAGAATTCAAAAAATACGACTATGTATTTTGTGGAGACAACCACATACCGTTTTACACACCACTCAAATGGAAACATCATATTCGGATGTTTGTAAACTGTGGTGCTATGATGATCCGCAAATCTGATGATAAATTCACACCCACATTTTGGCTTCTGGTAAGCTACAATAATAAGCAGGGTAGAACTTTTCGTATTGTCCCTTACAAAATAAATATCAAACACGATGTATATTGGAACAATCCAAAAGTCAAAGAAAAAGAACAGGAACCTTCTATAGATGACTTAGCTAAATTCAGACAAGAACTCGAAAAGCTAGGTGAGAGCGGACAAGATGTTGTGGCTGGAGTAAAAGCGTATGTCGCTGGTTTGCCTAACGTTTCATCCAGGACTGTAAACTTTATTGAAAAGGTTTTGTATGAATGCCAAAACCAATAGACTGCAAGAGGTTCTTCAACTCCGCAAATCAATACATGAATTGGAACAGAGCAAAGCTCGCACGGAAGGTTCACTAGAACAATCGATGTGTATGCTACAAAAGGATTTCAAAGTAACATCCATCGATAAAGCCAAACAGCTACTGGCAAAAATGGACGCAACGTTAGCTAAAAAGAATCGAACATTTGAAACCAAACTGGAAAGATTCAAACGGCGATGGAAGAAATATCTGTAAAGCAAATTGATATCGTGGTTCGTAACCGTTACGATAAATACACACAAGGTGTGGCTCAATATACACGCGCAAAGAAACAACACAAACAAGCTCGGACCAATAGGATTGTTGCGAAAAAAGGCCAAGTTATTTTGCAACAAGCATCAGAACAAATCCAAAGACAAGCACACGAACAAATTGCAAAAACTATCACACAGTGTCTACAATTCGTGTTTGGTGATTCCTATTCCTTCTGCATAAAATTTGAACGCAAGAGGAACAGAACCCAAGCCTGTTTACAGTTGCTCAAGGATGGCAACATAATCGCTGATCCGGCAAATGAGGATTCGGGTGGTGTGTTGTCTGTGGCCAGTTTTGCTCTCCGATTAAGTTGTCTATTTTTGCATAAACCCACACTGCAAAAAGTGCTTATTCTGGATGAGCCTTTCTCCCACGTAAGCAAGAAATATCTATCGCGTGTACGCGAATTGTTAGAAAGATTGTCCCAAGAATTTGGATGTCAAATTATCATGGTCACACATATATCAGAACTACAAATTGGAAAGGTGGTAGAGCTATGAGTGTAAACTTGATCCGAAACAAAGGATCGTTCAAGATTCTACGCATTACAAAAAACCCGCTGCAACTAATAGAACGATGTGGTCGAACTGCTTATCAAAGCCATGATAAAATAACCAAGGACTCTGCCAAAAAGTTTGTCCAAATGTTAATCAATCGCGGACATGAATCAGTTCTCGAACACGCTACCATAACAGTACAATTTGATAACGTTAGCAGAGGATTTACACATGAGTTGGTGCGGCATCGCTTATGTTCGTTCACACAGGAATCAACTCGATATGTAAACGAAAGCAATTTCACATTTATATTTCCTCCGGGATTGCGAGATTGTGAAACAGAAATGGACGGGCAAGATATCACGGACGCTATCGAAAAAATAGAAGCTACATACACTGAATTAATAAGCAAAGGATGGCCAGCCCAAGACGCACGTCAAATACTTCCCATTGGCATCAAAAGCCAAATCGTCATAACAGCAAATTTTCGACAGTGGCGTCACATCTTTCAACTCCGCACATCCCAATCAGCTCATTGGGAAATCCGACGTGTAATGATAATGCTACTCACAACACTTCGCGCCCACATTGTACCCATAGTATTTGATGATATAGTTCCACAATTCACCAAACGAGAAGCTGAAGATTGGGGTTGGAAGATTATTCAATTCAATCCTGAAATCAGCTCATTGGGAAATCCGACGTGTAATGATAATGCTATTTACAACATTTCGCGCCCACATTGTACCCATAGTATTTGATGATATAGTTCCACAATTCACCAAACGAGAAGCTGAAGATTGGGGTTGGAAGATTATTCAATTCAATCCTGAAAATGGATTCA